ATGAATTATTATTATGATCCGAAGTCTTTTGTACCCATTAACGTCTATAGGGACAACTATGACGAAGTTGCAGAAGACTTTTTGAAAAAATACTGCCCGGAAGCTTTGACGATGCCAATGGCTGTTCCGATATTCGACATCGCCAGGAAGAAAATCCAATTGACGGTTATTGATACTGAGCAACTTTCCGAAAACCGCGATGTATTAGGAACTATTGCTTTTTTTGATGGCCAAATCGAAGTTTATGATCCTGGCACAAAGGGAACTATTGCCTTTGATGTTAAGCGAGGCACAGTTTTAATCGACTGTACTATAAATAATGAGGGACGCGAAAATAACACAATGGCGCACGAATGCGTTCATTGGTTTATTCATCGTAACTATTTTAGCAATTTACGCAAAAAAGCAGTTGATTCGGATATTGCATTCCGGTGTCCAGTTCGCGGATTTAATGGTAACGATGACTTGTCGCGCGACGAGGAAAGAATGGAAAATCAGGCAAGGGGTATCGCTCCTCGGATACTCATGCCCAAAATAACGACAAAAATAAAGCTGCAAGAGCTTTTTGTTGCACATTCTTATTCAACAGAAAATCCGAATCGCATAGCAGTACTAACTGATATTGTAGATGAATTAGCCATGTTTTTCCGTGTGTCAAAAGAATCTGCTAAATACCGTATGGTTGATTTAGGGTTCATGAGTTATGAAGATTCTCTGGAAATCTATAATTATGATAACAACGGTGCTTTTGAGTGGGATGCTGACACGCATCCGCTTACGGTTAAATCAAGCGACCGCCCTCTCACGCGCCGTATTAACATGGGTAATGCTTTTTATGAATACAGCAAAAATGAGCAATTCCGCGAAACACTCCAGCGGGGGCGCTTCCGTTATGTAGAGAATGCTTTTGTCATTGATAATGAGAAATATGTTTACAAAAATGACGATGGAGAATTACGACTTACTCCATATGCAAGACAGCACCCGGAAGAGTGCACCTTAATATTTACATATACTATAAACCTTGACTTCGGAAGTGCGGGAAAAGTCCCTTCAAATATGATGGGGTTATTAACCCGTGTTGAAACTTCAAGCAAGAAACTGCCGAAGTATACACATAACGTACAAAACGATCTTGTAATTGAAAATGCGGCGACCTTTAAGGAGGAGTTTGAGAAAAAGTATGCCCGCTTTGTTGCTACAACAAAAACGTTTTCGCAGCGCGCCGCAGAACATATGGCTGCCCAAAAATGGAATGCCACTATTTTTGCAGAAAGAACTCAACTGGAACCAAACAACTACTATCGGATAATGCGTAATGAGACAAATCATCCTTCCGTTGAAACAGTGCTGGCTATTTGCATTGGATTGCAACTGAGTTCGATGGAAAGAGAGGAATTATTGGCTTTGGCAGGACACAAGCTGCAAAACTCTCCAAAACATTTTGCTTATAGCCTTATATTCGATACCTACAAAATTATGTCCGTACACGATTTTAACGCAGCTTATGCATCGCTGGAAATTGAGCCTTCTGGAAAGTTGCCTCTTAGGACAGCTTGATGACAGGAAAATTCTTTGAATGCTGTACATCTGAAAAGGTGTACGGTTTTTTTTTTGCTTTTTTTCAAAAGTCTTTGACATGAGATGTCAGAAATTCAAGCGAGCTGGATACAGCAGATACTTCAAATTTGTACCAATCTACAAAATCAGCCATTATCCAGAAAACTGCAAAACCTGTTATATTAGCCGGTTTTGCTCTGACATTGCATGATACGACTTCGAAAGGCGCAATCATTAAAATTTACATAGACGGTTAGACAAGCCGTACTTTTCGGAAAAGGAGAGCCAATGCAGTGCGAGATATAAGGAACAGCAAAGGCAAGCTGGTCTGTCGTTTAGACGAAAAAGCTGGAATTGTCGAAATCGTATATAAAGGCTGTAAGACGCTGATTCGTTTTAAGTCGGATGGCACGGCAGAAATCATTAACACAGAAGTCGCTTAACCTAAATACAAGTCAATAGCGAAAATCCGCAGAACCGCGAGACGGGCAGGATGACACCAATCACTGGTGTTCCCGCCCGTTTCTTTTTGTTTCTACGGATTTGAGACATCGGCCTCCTGCGGATTTTCAAGCCAACTTTTGAAAATCGCAGGAGGAAAACAATGTTAATCAATTACAAAGATGCCAACGGCAAAATCATTGAACTAGAAGTGTCCGAGGAAGTCGGAACCTTTTATCTGGAGTCAATCGAAGCGGAGAAAAAGAACGATCGCAAGAATTCGCGCCATGATCGTCACTCACAGCTATCCACCTTTGAATACGAGGACATCCGCTATTTCAGCGATGGTACCGACCTTCTCGCAGATCTTATTGAATCTGAAGTCGTCAGCCACGTCATGTCCTGCCTTAATGATCGGCAGAAATACCTAATACGCAAGTGCTTTCTGGAAGGTTGGTCGTATACAGATCTCGCCGCCCTGGAGGGCAAGGACGAATCCGCTATTCGCCATGCTGTAAATCGAGCAATTAACAAAATGAAGAAAAGTTTAGAATAGATCGTCCGAAATTGACCTTTCCCAAGGCTTACATTAGAAGGCACACATAATCAGCCTTCGGAAAGGCAAGGTGATCCATATGAAGCACATGCTCAAAATCAGTGTTTCCAAGGAACCGAAAGACGGCGGGATTGTTGGTTGTCGGCACGTCACCGTCCGGGAAAAGCTGCTCCGGATGCTTTTTGGCGACAAGCGGCGGCTGACGGTTATTATCCCTGGGGACAGCGTAAAAGCGCTATCAATCATTGAAGAAGGAGGTGAGAGTTATGATTCAACCCAAGCTGCTGCTAAACCTGGCTCGTGACTTGCGTTCCCTTGCGGCCAGCATTCAGGCGGTCGCTGATACAATGACGGACAATGGACCTACTGAAGCGGCTCAACCGGAAACGCCAGTATCCGCGAAGGAAACGGAGCCGAAGGCAAAGACGGTCACGCTGGAAGAGGTTCGTGCGGTGCTGGCTGACAAAAGCCAGCAGGGTCATACCGCCGAGGTGCGGATGCTGCTGGAGAAGTACGGTGCGCCAAAACTCAGTCAGATCGATCCGGCGAACTATGCCGCGCTGCTGGCGGATGCGGAGCGCCTGAAATGAACGGAGAAAAACAACATGCTCTGCTGTCCGCTTCCGGCGCGCATCGCTGGCTGAATTGCACTCCATCCGCGCGGTTGGAGCGTGAGTTTGATGATAATAGCGGAGAAGCCGCAGCCGAAGGCACGGCCGCCCATGCACTTGCGGAACATAAGCTGCGGCGCGCGCTGAAGATGCGCTCGAAAAAACCCGTCTCCAAGTACGACTCCGACGAGATGGACAGCTACACGGATGGTTACGTAGAGTTCGTGCTGGAACTTATCGAACAGGCAAAACAAACCTGCCCTGACCCCAAGGTGCTAATTGAGCAGCGTCTGGACTTTTCCAAGTATGTGCCGGACGGTTTCGGCACCGGCGACTGCGTGATCATTGCGGACGGAACGCTCCACATCGTGGACTACAAGCACGGCCAGGGCGTTTTGGTGGAAGCTGAGGACAACCCACAGATGAAGCTGTATGCCCTCGGTGCTTTGGAACTATTTGACAACATCTATGACATCGACACGGTGTCTATGACCATCTACCAGCCCCGCCGCGAGAATATCAGCACTCATAAGGTGAACAAGGACAGTCTGTATCAATGGGCGGAGGATACTCTTAAGCATACGGCAGAAAAGGCTTTCAAAGGTGAAGGTGAGTACGTTCCTGGTGAATACTGTCAGTTCTGCCGGGCGGCGGTTAAGTGCCGCGCCCGTGCGGAGGAAAAACTCAGCCTTGCCCGGTTTGAGTTTGCCTTGCCGCCGCTTTTAACAGACGGGGAGATTGAGGAGATCCTCTCCAAGCTGGACGACCTCACCGCGTGGGCAAATGACATCAAGGCTTACGCGCTGGAGGCGGCGGTTAGTTACGGCAAGGAGTGGAGCGGGTTCAAGCTGGTTGAGGGGCGCTCCAACCGCAAGTATGCTAACGAAGATGCTGTTGCGGAAGCGGCAAAAGCGGCCGGATACCGCGACATCTATCGCCAGAGCCTTATTACCATCACCGAGATGGAACGGCTTATGGGCAAGGCTAAATTTCAGGAAATCCTCGGCGCTTTTATCGAAAGACCGCCAGGTAAGCCGACGCTGGTGCCGCTTTCGGACAAGCGCCCGGCAATAAATGCATCAAGTGCAAAAATTGATTTTATGGAGGAATGAACTATGTCGAATGCAGCCAACAGAGTCAATACGGGAAGTCGAGTCAATCCAACAAAGGTCGTCACCGGTGTGGTGCGCCTGTCCTACGCCAATGTACACGAGCCCAAATCTATCAATGGAGGTACGCCAAAATACAGCGTAAGCTTGATCATTCCCAAGTCGGATAACAAGACTATCAGCGCTATTCAAAAGGCAATTGATGCGGCAATTGAGGAAGGGCGCGGCAAATTTGGCGGCAAGATTCCGAACAAGGCCGCTCTGAAACTCCCGCTGCGCGATGGTGATATTGACCGTCCCGACGATGCAGCCTACACGAACTGCTATTTCGTGAATGCCAACAGTAGCACAGCGCCGGAAATCGTGGACAAGTCACTCAACCCTATCCTGAACCGCTCGGAAGTCTACTCCGGCGTGTACGCGAGGGTCAGTGTCAACTTCTATGCCTTCAATTCCAACGGCAACCGCGGCATCGCCTGCGGTCTTGGCAACATCCAGAAAATTCGCGACGGGGAGCCGCTCGGCGGCAAGACAAGCGCTGCTGACGATTTCGCCACCGACCCTGATGAGGACTTCCTGTCGTGAGGTCCAGGCAAATTGCTGCAGAGGGAGTAAACGCCGCTCCCTCTGCGGCTTCTGTCAAAACAGAAGATATATCGGTGAATCACATAAAATCACTCTCGCTGGATCTGGAAACCTATTCGTCAGTCGACCTTGGAAAATCAGGTGTTTACAAATATGTCGAGTCACTTGACTTCGAAATCATTCTTTTTGGATATTCCATTGACGGCGGTGAGATTAAGGTAGTCGACCTTGCAAATGGAGAAACGATACCACCTGAAATTGTCGCCGCACTGACAGATGAGAACGTGATGAAATGGGCTTTCAACGCCCAGTTCGAACGAATTTGCCTGTCAAAGTGGCTGGGGTTACCTACTGGTCAATATCTAGACCCGCGGTCATGGCGCTGCACGATGGTATGGGCGGCCTATATGGGCCTGCCCCTCTCTCTCGAAGGGTCTGGCATGGTATTGGGCTTGGAGAAACAGAAACTTGCGGAGGGAAGAGACCTCATCCGCTATTTCTGCCAACCATGTAAACCCACCGCCGCCAACGGACAGCGGACGCGCAACCTGCCGAGCCATGCTCCAGACAAGTGGGCCGCATTCAAGGCATACAACCGCCGTGATGTGGAAACCGAGATGTCCATTCAGGAAAAGCTGACAAAGTTTCCTGTGCCGGACAGCGTATGGGCTGAATACCACATCGACCAGGCGATAAACGACCGTGGCGTGGCTCTCGACATGCCGTTCGTCCAGTCCGCCATTCAAGCGGATGAACGGTCACGAGCCGAACTGACCCGCCTGATGCGCGAACTCACGGAACTGGAAAATCCCAACTCGGTGGCGCAGATGAAGCGGTGGCTTGCCGAGCATGGACTTGAAACCGACACGCTGGGCAAGAAGGCAGTGACGGAACTTTTGAAGACTGCGCCGGAGCCGCTTGGCAAGGCGCTAGAGCTCAGGCAGTCGCTGGCAAAATCATCGGTCAAAAAATACATGGCGATGGAAAACGCCGTCTGCGCCGACGGACGCGCTCGCGGGATGTTCCAGTTTTACGGCGCCAATCGCACCGGCAGGTGGGCCGGCCGGTTGATACAATTACAAAACTTGCCTCAGAACCACATGCTCGATCTGGAACAGGCCCGCAGCCTTGTTAAGTCCGGCAACTTCGCCGCGCTAGATATGCTCTACGATTCCGTGCCGGCGGTGCTGTCAGAACTCATCCGTACTGCCTTTATTCCCAAACCGGGCCTAAAGTTTATCGTAGCAGACTTTTCCGCGATCGAAGCTAGGGTTATTGCCTGGCTTGCCGGTGAAAAGTGGCGCAATGAGGTATTTGCTACCCACGGCAAAATCTATGAAGCATCAGCAAGCCGGATGTTTCACGTCCCGATTGAAGAAATCACCAAGGGCAGCCCGCTCCGGCAGAAAGGGAAAATTGCAGAACTGGCCCTGGGATATGGCGGCTCGGTCGGGGCGCTCAAAACAATGGGGGCATTAGACATGGGCCTCAGCGAAGAGGAACTTCGGCCGCTGGTGGCGGCGTGGCGATCAGCCAATCCCAACATCGTAAAACTGTGGTGGGGTGTAGATAAAGCGGCCATGACCGCGGTTAGGGAACGGACAACATCTTCAACCCATGGCATCCGTTTTGAGTGTAAGAGCGGCATGCTTTTCATTACCCTGCCATCCGGCCGGCGGCTTGCCTATGTGAAGCCCCGAATTGGCATAAACCAATTCGGCTCAGACTGCGTGACCTATGAAGGGGTGGGCGTTGCGAAAAAGTGGAAGCGCATCGAAACCTACGGCCCCAAACTCGTCGAAAACATCGTGCAGGCAATAAGCCGCGACATCCTTTGTCACGCCATGGGGCGGCTTAATAGCGCGGGCTTCCCCATTGTGATGAGCGTGCATGATGAAGTGGTGCTTGAAGTGACAAACGGCGTTTCCCCAGAAGAAGTGTGCCGAATCATGGCTGAAACTCCGCCCTGGGCAAAAGGACTTATTTTACGTGCCGATGGCTTTATGTGCCCGTTTTATAAAAAAGACTAAGAAAATATTTTGTGAAACCGTCCGATTCTGCTCCTTTTCTTGGCATATAGCGAAAAAGGCACAAAAAAAAATGACGGTTATGGTACTCAAACAGCGGCGAACTGTCCTTTGATAATTAGAAGGCATCGATGCCTTCGAGATTGGAGGTTATGCAATGAAAGAACTCGTTCCCAAAGACAAATATGGAGTATTTGCGGATGCCAACGATACCGCCCGGGTAGATAGCTTGTATGTCGCCAAATATTTTGAGAAAGAGCATTTTCACGTTCTTCGTGACATAGCGAGAATCACTGACACCAAATCTGGATTAAGCGAAGACTTCACTCAATCCAATTTTGAGCGGACCTTTTACCGGGACAGCACTGGGAGAAAACTGCCTTGCTACATGATGACCCGTGACGGTTTTACCATGCTGGTTATGGGGTACACCGGCAAAAAGGCAATGCGGTTTAAAGAATTGTATATCCGACGCTTCAACGAGATGGAAAACTTTATCCAAACCCTTGTTACTGCCCGTAAGGATTTTCCGCTGCTGACGGAAAATATCCGGCTGCTGCATGAAAATCCCAAACCATATCACTTTAGCAACGAATGTGACATGATTAACCGCATCGTTACCGGAATGACGGCAAAACAGTTCAGAGAAGCTCACGGGCTGGAAAAAGGCAAAAGCATTCGTCCTTACCTAACTGATGACCAAGTTCGGATGCTGGAGACGCTGCAAAAGGTCGATATCGGGCTTTTAGTTGCCGTACCGGACTATGAACAGCGCAAACGCTATCTGGAATGGTACAAGGCAAAGCTAATGGAAAAAACAGCATAACGCAAGGAGGCTATTAAAATGTTTTATATCAAAACGCAAATCAACGACGCAGTCGATTTAACTGCCGAAATCCACGATGATAACGTGTTTACCCGATGCCCCGAATGTGGCAGGGAACTTGCCATCGACCTTGTGGAACTGCTGCAGGGCGGTGAAAGCGACTTGTACGGTACGGCGGTTTACTGCGCCGAATGCAGCCGGAAGCGCTGTGAGGGGGTGGGCTGATGGACAGGCGTAACAGCGAAGGCTATCCGGACCCCACCGTCGCCGAAGCGTTATCAAATGTGGCGCGGGAGGAAAAGGTCAAGCAATACCGCCCGCTCGTCTATATCTGCTCTCCTTTCGCCGGTGAGACTGAATACAACATCAGTCGTGCGCGGGGGTACTGCCGGTTTGCAATCAGCAAGGGATGCATCCCTTTGGCCCCACATCTCCTGTTTCCGCAGTTCATGGACGAAAGTGACCGCCAGCAGCGCGAGTTGGGTTTGTTTTTCGCGCTGGTTTTGCTGGGGAAATGCAATGAGGTATGGGTGTTTGGCAGCCGGATCTCCGACGGCATGAGCCGGGAAATAGCCGAAGCTAGAAAACGCGGTCTACCTATCAGGTATTGGAACAGCCGATGCGAGGAGGTAATGCCCCATGGACTATCTCGTTAAGATATCCGTCTGCAATCGCAAAACGGATAAAAAATACAAAAATCAAGAGCGGCCCTGGCGTTACCTGAAAGAACGAAACCGCAGCCCAGTGCGCACCTCGGAAACGGCAGAAGAATACCCCAAACTCCCCAAAGCCGAGCGCGATGCGGCCAAAGACCATGGCGGCTTCGTGGGTGGCTGGCTAAAGGGCGGCATCCGTAAGAACGGAAACGTCCTCTGCCGCACCCTTGGGGCGCTCGATGCGGACAAAATCCCAGCCGATACCGACTTTCCGGCCCTGGTAAAACAAGCCCTTGCCGGCAACGATTATTTTATCTACTCTACCCACAGCCATACACCCGCCGCGCCGCGCTACCGGATCGTCATCCGGCTGGGGCGTGAAGTAACCGAAGACGAGTATCCGGCGCTCATGCGGATGGTGGCCAAACAAATTGGCCTGGACTACTTTGACGACACCACCTACCAAGCTAACCGCATGATGTACTGGGCCTCTTGCCCGGCAAACGCCGACTTCTTCTTTGCCGAAAATGACGGCGAGCCGCTAAATCCGGATACCTATCTTGCGATGTATGAAGATTGGCGGGATGTAACCCAATGGCCGCTATCATCCCGGGAAAGTGAAGTAAAGCAGCGCGAAAAGGCCGAGCAGCAAGACCCCTTGGCTAAAACCGGCATCGTCGGCGCCTTTTGCCGGGCCTATTCGATTGAAGATGCCATAGCGGTGTTCCTAAGCGACATCTACGAGCCGTCAGCCATTACCGGCCGCTATGACTACATTCCTGCCGACAGCACCGCCGGAGTTGTGCTCTATGACGGCAAATGGGCCTATTCCCACCACGCCACCGACCCAGCCTGCGGCAGGCTCCTTAATGCGTTTGACCTTGTGCGCATCCACAGATTCGGCGATCTTGACGAGAAAGCGTCATATAAGGCGATGTGCGAGTTTGCCGTTAAAGACGAGCGGGTCAACGCCATTTTGCTTGCCGAGCGAAAAAAACAGGCTGGCTTGGAATTTACCGCAGACACTGATTGGATAAAGGCTTTGCAGCGAGATAAAAGCGGGCTTTTGCTAAATAATCTGCATAATATCAGGCTCATCTTGGAAAACGATCCAAACCTGCAGGGGATAGTGTTCAACCAGCTTGCAGATAACCTAGAAATCAAGGGTGAAGTACCGTGGAAACATCCCAGCCGTTTTTGGCGCGATGCAGATGATGCCCAACTTATCAGCTACATCGACTCTAATTACGGCACATTCTCATCCCGCAATTATGAAATTGCGGTCACCAAAGTGGCTGATGACCGCTCATACCATCCAATCCGCGAGTATTTAAACTCACTGCCGCCGTGGGATGGTGTGCCGCGGGTAGAAAAGCTCTTAACCGTTTATCTTGGGGCGGAAGATAACCGTTATGTCCGTGCAGTAATGCGAAAAACACTTTGCGCCGCCGTTGCCCGGGTGCTTAATCCTGGCATCAAATTTGACAACATCCTCGTTTTGAACGGCCCGCAAGGAGCGGGTAAATCAACACTCATTGCCAAGTTAGGCGGCGACTGGTATTCCGACAGCCTGTCGCTTACGGATATGAACGACAAAACCGCCGCCGAAAAATTGCAAGGATACTGGCTCCTTGAAATCGGTGAACTGGCCGGGATGAAGAAAGCCGACATCGATAAGGTGAAAGCGTTCATCTCGCGTCAAGACGATAAGTACCGTGCTAGTTTCGGGCGGCGCGTTACCTCTCATCCCAGACAGTGCGTATTTTTTGGGACGACTAACTCCGAGAAAGGATATCTCCGTGACATTACCGGCAACCGCCGCTTTTGGACAGTCAAAACACCAGGCAACGGCATTAAACGCACTTGGCAGTTAACCGACGCTGATGTTCGGCAGATTTGGGCGGAAGCGCTTGTTTATGTGAAAGCCGGCGAAAAACTCTACCTGGATGCTGAATTAGAAAAACTCGCCAAAGCCGAGCAGCGCGAAGCCATGGAGATGGATGAACGTGAGGGCTTGGTGCGCAAATACTTGGACACGCCGCTTCCCGACAACTGGGAGACGATGAACGTTTACGAGCGGCGAGAGTATATCCACTCCCCGGATGAACTGACATTGCCGCAAGGCAAAACCCACCGCCAAACAGTCACCAATATTGAAATTTGGTGCGAGTGCTTTGGCAAAAAGCAAGAAGACCTAAAACCGGTGGACAGCTATGCAATTGCAGCAATTATGGAGCGGATTGAAGGCTGGGAGAAAACAGGCAAACACATATCACTGCCAATTTACGGCAAACAGCGTTATTACCATCGGACAAACTAGAATAGGCAATCCACAGTAAAATCATGAGTTCAAGCCGCTAGCTACTGTGATGCGCTCGGCATTTGCCCTAGTTGAATTGCCGATAAGCAGTCCGCGCAGAACAACCCACCGCTTGTTCTTGAGTTGTGCCTAAAGTTGTTACCGCTAAAAATGCTTGAAATTACTAGGGGAAACGGTTGTCTAGAACAAGTGAACAACTTATCTATATTAGATTAAATTTTTTATATATAAGAGAGATGTTACCTGTGCGCGTGTGCGCGTATGCACGCGTATACGCGCGTATAAGAAAATTTTGTGCAAGTTGTTGCAGCAATCCTTCAAAGCCTAGTAAAATCAAGGCTTCGAGCAGGAACAACTTTAGGGAACAACTCAGAACAAGAACAAGTCAAATCACTAAGAGGGCAAACGAATGGAAAGACAAAAGGTTACGGCCCACAGATCGTGTGGGTCAGGAAAACTGATTGATATTGTCTTGAACTCAAGCGTTCCCAGTGTTCCAAGTTCCAGCGGGAATGAAAGCTGAAAAACGCATGGAGTGAACAATGAGAGAAAAATACACCGAACAAAAACTGGTCAAAGCCGTCAAGAAAGCCGGTGGGATTACCATGAAGCTCATATCGCCGGGGTTTGCTGGAATGCCCGACCGCCTAGTGGTTTTACCCATGGGAAGAATTGCTTTCGTGGAAGTGAAAGCGCCTGGCTTGAAACCCCGGCCGCTGCAAGTAAAAAGGCATGAACTCTTAAGGCGGCTGGGGTGCCGGGTGTATGTCCTAGACGATGAGGAAGAGATACCCCGCCTGCTTGCCGCAATAACGAGAGGGGGTGATGCCACCTGAAGTTTGTGGCGCATACCTATCAACAATACTCCATTGAATATATCCTAAACCATCCTACGGCAGCGCTGTTTCTCGACTGCGGCCTGGGTAAAACCGTCATTACCCTTACCGCTATCTTCGACCTGATTTTAGACAGCTTCCAAATCCGCAAAGCGCTGGTCATCGCCCCGCTGCGCGTTGCCAGGGACACCTGGCCGGCAGAGATTGAAAAATGGGATCACCTGAAAGGCCTTACCTATGCCGTCGCAGTCGGGAGTGAAGCAAAGCGCCGCCTAGCATTGGCGAAAAAAGCCCACATCTACCTCATCAACCGCGAAAATGTGCCGTGGCTCATTGAAGAAAGCGGGCTGCCTTTTGACTTTGACATGGTTGTCATCGACGAATTGTCATCTTTCAAATCCCATCAGGCTAAGCGGTTCAAAAGCCTGTTAAAGGTAAGGCCTAAAATAAAACGCATCATCGGCCTTACCGGCACCCCGGCGGCTAACGGCTTAATAGACTTATGGGCCGAGTTTCGCCTATTGGATCTGGGAGCACGGCTGGGCCGGTTCATCGGCAATTACCGGAGTGCCTATTTCATACCGGACAAGCGAAATCAGCAGATGGTATTTTCATATAAACCCAAACCCGGCGCCGAACAAGCCATCTACCGGCAGATCGCCGATATTGCCATCAGCATGAAAAACACCGACTACCTAAAACTGCCGCCGCTGGTGATGAATAAAATCGCCGTTAGGCTGTCGTCTGAAGAGCGGCGGCATTACCAAACGCTCAAAGACGAACTGGTGCTTTCCATAAAAGGCCAGGAAATTGACGCTGCTTGTGCCGCCGCGCTATCGAACAAACTTTTGCAAATGGCCAGTGGGGCGGTATACGACGAAACCGGCAGTGCCATAACCATTCACGATCGCAAGCTGGAAGCGCTGGAGGACATCATCGAAGCGGCAAACGGCAAACCGGTATTAGTCGCCTATTGGTTCAAACACGACCTTGAGCGGATATATAAGCGCTTGCCTGCCGAGCCGCTGGACAGTGCCGACTCCATCAGGCGGTGGAATGCCGGGAAAATCCCCGTAGCGGTGATCCATCCGGCGTCAGCGGGGCATGGCCTGAATTTGCAAACAGGCGGCGCGGCTTTAGTATGGTTTAGCCTGACCTGGAGCCTGGAACTTTACCAACAGACCATTGCCCGGCTCTGGCGGCAGGGACAAACAGAAACCGTGGTGGTGCACCACATCATTGCCAAAGACACCATTGATGAAGACGTCATGGCGGCGCTAGACAAAAAAGAAGCCGGCCAAGCGGCACTTTTAAGCGCTGTAAAAGCACGAATGGGGAGGGACGAAAATGAGTATAGATGATATCGGGGCCAGAAGGCTGATTGCCAGTATTTTAAAGAAAGCCTGCGACGACTATGCAAACGACAAAGGCTGCCCGGCATGGTGTACGTTTAAAGACACCTGCGGCTTTAACAAAATAGATGCCGAACACTGCGATGCCAAGCGGTTTATCCATTCCGCCTGGTGCGCGGCCCTTTGCGACGGACTCAACATTGACCATGAAGAATACGTGGCCATCTGCATCAAAAAACATCGCCTGAGTAAAAACACCTTCAAGTATGTCGAGCAAGAAATCCGCCAGTATAAGAACATCTTAAAAGAACTCAGCCGCCTAAAAAACGACATTATCCTGGCAACACCGGAAAAACAAGAAAAGCGAAGCAGCACTTTAAGCAACAGCACGGCGAGCAAAGCTATCAAAATTAGCATGGACAGGAAAATAGTTGAACTTGAAAAAACCAAAAACGCAATTGAAAAAACCTACCAGCGCCTGTGCCACGATAAGCAGGCTGTCATGGAAGAATACTGGAAAAGCCGGTACACGACCTCTGGGCTGGCAGACAAGCTGGGCGTAGATGAACGCACCATCCGGCGCTGGAAACAGTACATCGTCTACTCGGTGGCGGCAGAACTAAATTATTTGTAAAATGTCCGGAAATGTCCGTTTTGGGCTATTTTTACGGTGTAAAATAGTATCATGGGAGAATAAGCAAAATGAGAAAAAGTCCTAAAAGCTTCATTGCTTCAAGGACTTTTTATTTCTGGGCATCAGTTTTTAATTAGCCGTTTGAGTTCTTCATAAAAATTTTGGCGAGTGCCGGCAAGCAAGACAACTACTTTTTTGCCGTCGATTTCAAAAATGGAGTAAGCAATTTCATAGTTGGTCTTGTCATAATAAACATCGTAGCCATAAATGCCGGACAAATCGCCGCGCTTGGCTTGTCCAATATACGGGTTCTCTTTAATGAGGAGTAAAGCGGCCTTGAATTTGGCAAGCAATTGTTTGTCTTTAATCTTCTTAAAATAGCGTTCTGCGGCGGGACTAAACAGCAATTCGTACATAGTTAGTTTTCCTTGCCAAACACGTCATCAAAGGAAGCCGCTGGAGTTTCGCCGGAAGCAATACGTTCAGACTCCTCAATCATGATGCTGATAGCTCTTTTAATATTCTTACTTTCCACTTCGAAGCGACGGATAAGTTCGTCGCCGGTGAAACCTTGAGCGATAAGGTCTTTTAATATTTCTACAGAGAACTCCGTCTGGTCGCTGCGAATAGGACGGATAACAAGCGAGTTATCCTGTACAAAGCATTCGACTTCATTCTCGAGACCAAGCTGCTTAAAAAATTTCAGCGGGATAGTTATCTGGCGTTTTTTTGAAACGCTGATTATTTTTCTATCCATATGCCCACGCTCCATGGCCTTTGCTAGCATAGTAATCATCTCCATATATAGTATGCCGAAAAAGATATAATTATCCCTAAAATAATAATAACAAAGAAACCAAGAAAACGCAATAAATTTGATGACGGTATATTGCCTAGCAATTGGTGCGGAGCACACTCTGGATGAATAGAAGTTGTCGCATAGATTTTTTTATAAAATGTCCGGAAATGTCCGTTTTGGGGCATTTTGACGTTGTAGAATAGTATCATGGGAGAGTAAGCAAGATAAGAAAGTCCTTGGAGCAATAGGCTTTGAGGGCTTTTTTCAGGCAAAGGTGGCTGAAGATTATGCCCATGAAACCAAAACAGCCGTGCAAGCATCCGGGCTGTCCGCGTTTAACGAACACTCGCTATTGTGAACTGCATGCCAAGCTGCATGCCCATGACCGGGAAAGCGCCAGTGAGCGCGGCTACGGCAGCCGGTGGCAAAAGGTTAGAAAGCAGTTCTTGGCCAAGCATCCGCTTTGCGCGGAGTGCGAGCGGGCCGGAAAGTTGACCCCGGCAACTGTTGTGGATCATATCAAGCCACACCGGAAAGATGCGACGCTGTTTTGGGATGAGAGCAATTGGCAGCCGCTTTGCAAAAAGTGCCATGATAGAAAGACGAGAAATAAAGACAGATATATTGAGTATACATATAAAAAATAAGGACTGTACGTCTTTCTGTACGTCCCTATTTTTACGGTTAATATTTAATCATCAGCGTAGTCAAAGCCTATTGTTCCACAATTGTGAGAACCCCATCCTTCGGCCATAGCTTTGCTTGTTAAAAGCAGTATGTCTGAAATGGAAGGTATGCGAGCCTGCCCTCTAGCGCCTTGAAGATTACCATTAGGTCTACGCCAGATGAATCTATATCCATTTTCTTCATTGCCATCACCGTACTCATATCGGCAATATTGAAAACACAGATTCCATTCACCTGGGTTACCAATTTTTGTCTCGTTTAAAACAACAACTCGGGATTGAGTCATAGAACACAGCCTCCTTGACTTATGAGATGCTTATATTATACTTATAAGATACATATAAGTCAATGGGTGATTTAAAGTGTAATGTCATGACCGGAAAACCCGGACGCAGGACCAGTATCCAGAATATACTTTTTGACGAATATGTTTGCACTATCCAATATGTTTGCGCATTCATGGGTGGTAAACTATCCCCTATAGGGGGAGGGGGTCTAAAAACCCAGGTGCCACAAGGGTTGTAGCCGCCGCCCCCTTTCGCGCGAAAAATCGCAGAATTTAATAGGGGGGATACCCCCGAAACGCCGGGAAACCAGTTGTTATCTGTGTTTCCCGTTGCCTTTTTTGCGTGGTAATTAACGCATAGGCTGTAAAACACTTGCTGAGACGCAAGGTTTTGCGGCCTTTTTTCATGCAAAAATTCCGCGAAAAGGAAGTGAAAAAGTGACAGACGCTCAAGCCAAACAAATCCTGGAGTTTCGCCTGAAAGGAATCGGCTATAAAGCCATTGCTGCCATTCTTGGCCTTTCCCGCGACAAAGTCCGCAACTATTGCAAAGACCAGGGTTTAGAAGGCTATGGCCCCGTAGTAGCAGTCAACAAGCAAGAACAAATGCAGCAGGGCGGCGTTTGTAGGTGCTGTGGCAAAACTATCCAGCAGCCGGGCATGGGACGGAAACGGAAATTCTGCTCGGAAAAATGCCGGCGACAGTGGTGGGCCGCCCATCCGGAGGACCTAAAGAAAAAGGAAACGGCCATTTATAAAAAGACCTGCGTTTATTGCGGCCGGCAATTCACCGTATACGGCAACAAAAACAGAAAATACTGCAGCCACGAATGTTACGTGCATGACAGGTTCTGGCGGGAGGAAGAAGGCAGAGAGCCGTATGTAAGCCCCGCCCGGTACGAGGAGGAGGTAATCCATGAGTGAAATGAAATGGCAGTCGTTGCCGGTGGATGCTTTGCGCCCGGCGGCATACAACCCCCGCAAGAAGCTGAAGGCGGGAGACAAGGAATATGAAAAAATCAAAAACTCCATTTTAGAGTTCGGCTATGTAGACCCTATCATCGTCAACTACGATATGACGGTTATCGGCGGCCACCAACGGCTGACGGTTCTGAAAGACCTGGGATATACCGAAGTGCAGTGTGTGGTAGTTGAAATTAAAGACGAGAATAAGGTCAAGGCGCTAAATATCGCCCTTAATAAAATCACCGGCGCTTGGGATGAGAATTTGCTGGCCGGACTATTAGTGGACCTTAAGGCAGCCAACTTCAATACCGATTTTACGGGCTTTGAAGCGCCGGAAATTGACCAGATACTGACCCGCGTGCATAACAAAAACTGCAAAGATGACGACTTTGATATAGATGCCGCCCTGCAAGAAGAAAGCTTTGTCAAACCGGGAGACATATGGCACTTGGGAAAACACCGGCTAATGTGCGGCGATGCCACCAAAGCAGAAGATGTGGCAATTTTAATGAATGGGAAAAAGGCCAATCTGGTCGTCACCGACCCGCCGTATAACTGCTCCTATGAAGGCGGCACAGGAATGACCATCATGAACGATAACATGGAATCTAAAAAATTCTATGAGTTTTTGCTTGCGGCAATGAAGAACGCATACAATCATCTTGTCGATGGCGGGGCCATCTATATTTTCCACTCCGATGCGGAAAAGGTGAATTTTTATAACGCAACGGTCAATGCCGGCTTTCATTACTCCACCACCTGTATTTGGGTGAAAAACTCCCTAGTAATCGGCAGGATGGATTATCAGATGCGCCATGAGCCGATAATTTACGCCTTCAAAGACACCGCAAAACACAAGTGGTATTCCGATAGAAAACAGAGCACCGTATGGGAGTTTGACCGCCCGGTAAAATCCAAGCTGCACCCGACCACCAAGCCGGTTGAGCTTGTGGCCTATCCTATCCGCAATTCCTCCCAGGTCAATGGGATTGTACTGGACTTATTTGGCGGCAGTGGCTCTACCTTAATTGCCTGTGAGCAGATAGACCGCAGCGCCTATCTGATGGAACTCGATCCAAGGTACGCAGCTGTGATCGTAAAGCGGTATGCGGAAGCGGTGGGCGATACGAAAAATATCTTTCTGGAAAGAGAAGGCGGCATGTACACTTGGCAGGAAGTGTTGGCAGGGATGAACGATGGTTAGGTTAAGCGTTCGTCGACAATAGCGTAGGAGGTGTAATTCCTTGGAACCAACCCAAAGAAATGACTTTGTCATATTTATTCAGGACAAATTCGAGGAAATCCAAAAACTGTTTGCCAGAAAAAATGAAGGTTATGGCACAAGCGGCGATCTCTTCTGGAATTTTCGCCAGACAGCCAAAAGGCTTTACCCAGCTATATATGCTCAGGACCCTTATGCCGCGATGTTTTTGGTGGCGGAAACACTGGTGGATAAGCACAACGTAGCTATGGCCAAAGGCATTACGGTCAGCGAATGCGACGAACGGCTAATGGATAGAATTGTTTATTCCCTGCTGCAGCTAAAAATGGTTTACGAGCGGTCCGAAGGTAAGCAAGAATAATAACTTAAAATACCAAATAAACACTTGCTATTTCCTGTGTTTAGAGTGATATATAGACTACCGAAAAAACACAGGGAGGAAAAGCAAATGACGATCAAAAAAGGCGACCGGCTTCAATCAACAATTACCAAACAAACTTATGTAGTAGTTGGCAAATGGTGTGGCAACTGGGTGCTTGCTCCGACAGCAGCAGACCAAGAAGTGTGCTTGATCTACTCGACAGGCGAACTCGAAGAGATGGTGAGCACAATGAAATGGGCCTGGGAAGCGAGGTGAGAGGCATGACGCGCAAAGAACTGGTTCAAGCCCTGGAAGCAAGATGGGGAGCCAAAGCAAAATATCTGGGCATGCCAAGCTGCGACTATGAGCTCAAATGCAGCGCGGGAACCTTCATCATCGATCGTGACGGCGTGATCCGTGATTTGGAGGGGCGCGAGGTTTCGGCCGAGGAACTTTTGCGCGAGGAAGATTTAGCCCCAGATGGCGAAACAGCGCCAAGCGAGCCGGGTGAACTACCGGCTGAAGGATATGCGGTCGAACTGCCGCTGGCAGGGCATACGACAGTTAGCCTGCGGAATTTGGTCAATATGCTTGCTAGCAAAGAGCGGCTTTTAATTAGCGCCTTTGACCTGCCACGCCCGCTTATGGAGACAAGTTTGGCTGAGGAGCTTGGCCAGAGAAGTTTCGCGGATATGAAGGCCTTTCAGGTGTTTTGGGCTGAATCCCAATCTGGATGCTGCCATGGATTAAAACTAGACTTTGAAAATCAGACACTGACGATGAAACTGTTAAAAGATAATCCGATGCCGGACGAAATGGCGGCTTTTCGCGACTTGGCGGTTTGTATGACCGAATATGCCAAAAAGCTTAAGCATTCTACCTTCAAACCGGCGCAAGAAGAAAACCCCAAATACGCCATGCGCACTTGGCTGCTGCGGCTTGGCATGAATGGCGACGCCTTTAAACTAGCCCGCAAGGTACTCTTGGCAAGGCTTGCCGGCAGTGCTGCCTTCCGTACCCCGGCAGATGAGGAAAAGCATAAAGCGCGGCTATTGGCCAAAAAACAAAAACCGTGCGAGGTGGATGGCGATGTTTGTTAAAAAAGAAATCGTCGAGCAGCTGCGCAAGCAGTATCCTGCCGGCACAAGGGTTGAGCTTGTGCGTATGGATGATGAACAGGCCCCGCCCATCGGTACGCGTGGCACGGTGCTTGGTGTAGACGATGCCGGAAGCATTATGGTTTCCTGGGATAACGGCAGCAGCCTGAGCGTGGTCTATGGCGAAGATTTGTGCAGAAAGATAAACTGAAATAAATTTTTGAGATGCGGCCCTTGCGGGGGCTGTTTCTCGTATAGCCCGACACAAGGCTTCTTCGGAGGTCTTTTTTTTATGCCAGCAAAGCCGATGAGAGGAGGTGGGGCTGATGGCGCTAAGAGGAAGAAAACCAAAACCGACTGCAATTAAGAAGCTGGAAGGCAATCCAGGCAGACGGCCGCTGAATAAAAACGAACCCAAGCCGGATAAAAAAGCGCCCCGCTGTCCGGCTTGGCTTGAGGAAGAAGCAAAAAAAGAATGGAAGCGCATGGGCAAAATTTTAGAGCAGCTGGGGCTTCTGACCGAGATGGATATGGCAGCCTTTGCGGGATACTGCCAAGCCTTTGCCCGCTGGAAGGAAGCCGAAGAATTCATCACCCAGCATGGTACGATGATCCGCACCCCCAACGGCTACCTACAACAGGTGCCGCAGGTGTCCATCGCCCAGACAAACTTAAAGATCATGCTTAAATTCTGCGAGCAGTTTGGGCTAACACCCTCGGCCAGAAGCAGGATAGCGGCAGGCGAAAATCCCGAGCACGAATCCGATCCGATGGAGCTTATCTTAATAAACGGGGGTAAGCGGAGTGTATGATGAAACAAAAGCGCAGCGGGCAATTCAGTTTATCAACTGCCTAAAACACACCAAAGGCCAGTGGCGGGGCGTGCCGTTTGAACTTTTGCCCTGGCAGGAAAAAATTATCCGGGATATCTTCGGAACGGTAAAACCCAGTGGCTATCGGCAATATAACACGGCATATATTGAAATCCCCAAGAAAAACGGAAAACAGCTGGCCCTATCGACACCGATACCTACCCCGGCCGGCTTTACTACCATGGGAGAACTAAAAGTCGGGGATCAGGTTTTTGATGAAAAGGGCAATATTTGCAATGTAGTCGCAATCAGCCCTATTGACGATACCGAACAGGCATACAAAATAAACTTTAGAGACGGCACGACAATTATTGCCGGCGAAAGGCATCTTTGGCGGGTAGAAGTAACCAATAACGGAAAAAGAGAAAAAATCCTGACCACCGGCGAGATGTATGAAAAGCAAAATAAGGCAAGCAATAAAGATAACAGGGCACTATTTCGCATCCGGATAGCGGATGCTTTTATTTTGCCGGAAAAAGAATTGCCCATTGACCCGTATCTTTACGGTTACTGGCTGGGAAACGGCCACGTTTACGACAAAAGGATACCGGATTGTTTCTTGCGTGCATCTCTTAAACAACGGCAAAGATTGCTGCAAGGGTTAATGGACTCGGACGGATGTGTGAGCAAAAATAAAGGGCAGGCCATCTATGTAACCATATTGCCTGAGCTGGCAAAAGACATTCAAAACCTGCTATGGTCTTTGGGGATAAAAAACACCTTAAAAACAACCCTTTCCCGGTTTAGGGAGCCGACCGGTGAAACGTGCTACCTCATACGCTTTACTGCATTTGACGATCAAGATGTTTCGGCACTGGACCGAAAAAAGACGAGAGCTAAAGCAAGAAACAATAACAGCCGTTCGCATTATCACTACATCAAGTCGATCGAAAAAACAAAACCCTGTCCGATGCGATGCATTCAGGTAGATAGCCCCTCCAGGCTTTATTTGGCCGGGCAGTCTATGGTGCCAACACACAACAGTGAGCTTGCCGCCGCCGTAGCCCTCTATATGACCTGCGGCGATAATGAATGGGGAGCTGAAGTTTACGGCTGTGCTTCCGATCGTCAGCAGGCCTCCATCGTCTTTGATGTAGCAGTCGACATGGTAGACCAGTGCCCGGCGCTCAAAAAACGGATCAAGCCAGTCATATCGGTAAAGCGGCTTGTGTATCAGCCTACCAACAGCTTCTATCAAGTATTGTCGGCCGAAGCCTACACCAAGCACGGGCTCAATGTGCATGCTGTGGTATTTGATGAACTGCATGCCCAGCCGAGCCGCGATCTCTATGATGTCATGACAAAAGGCTCAGGGGATGCAAGAACGCAGCCGCTATTTTTTCTCATTACCACCGCCGGTACCGACCGCAACTCGATCTGTTGGGAAGTACACCAAAAAGCAGTAGATATTTTGGCGGGGCGCAAGATTGATCCGACGTTTTATCCCGTGATTTACGGTATTGACGACGATGACGACTGGACGAGTGAAGAAAACTGGTATAAGGCCAACCCATCCCTGGGCCATACCATTGACATAGAAAAGGTCAGGGCTGCTTTTCAAAGCGCCAAGGAAAATCTGGCGGAGGAAAACCTGTTTAGGCAGCTTAGGCTTAACCAATGGGTCAAGCAATCGGTGCGCTGGATGCAGATGGATCACTGGGACGAGTGCGCTTTTCCTATTGATCCCGAAAGATTAAGAGGCAGGATTTGCTATGGCGGGCTGGATTTATCAAGCACCACGGATATTACCGCCTTTGTGCTGGTTTTCCCGCCGCTTGCGGAAGACGATAAGTTTATCGTGCTGCCATACTTTTGGATTCCTGAAGATAACCTAGCTACAAGGGTCAGGCGCGATCATGTGCCGTATGATATCTGGCAGCAGCAAGGTTACATTAAAACCACCGAGGGCAATGTCGTGCATTATGGCTTTATCGAAGCGTTTATTGAAGAACTCAATACCAAGTATCATATCAGGGAAATTGCTTTTGACCGCTGGGGCGCGGTACAAATGGTGCAAAATCTGGAAGGCATGGGCTTTACCGTCGTGCCTTTTGGCCAAGGCTACAAAGATATGTCGCCGGCAACGAAGGAACTGATGAAACTGACCTTGGAAAGAAAAATTGCCCATGGCGGCAATCCGGTGCTGCGCTGGATGATGGACAACATCTATGTCAAAACTGACCCGGCCGGCAATATCAAGCCGGACAAAGAAAAAAGCACCGAGCGCATTGACGGTGCTGTAGCTTTAATTATGGCTTTGGATAGAGCTATACGAAATGGCGGCTATAGCGGGAGCGTGTATGACGAGAGGGGGATATTGGTGCTTTAAATAGGATAAAGGGGTGGCCATGTAGAATGACAATATGGTCAGCAGTAGAAGTTTACCTAGATGGAAAATATTTCGAGTATCAATTGATACTATTTTTCTTGACGGTAAAAAATTGAGGTGATATACTGATCATGAAAGCATCCTATGAAAAAAGCACAATTGAAAGCGAATTTGATGTCAGTACTTACCTGGAGCGTTTGAAGTATGCTCTTGAGAGTGGCAGTGCGACGATCAGCTTTCAGATGAATCGTCAGGTTGACGATGCAAGGGATAGAAAGTATACAAATAGATATACTATGCATACTCTTTTTCCAGATGAAGATGTAGTAGCAGTATTAAAGCGAGAACTTGCTACGCTTACTGTACACGACTATATAGAAACAGTGAAAGATACCCGGTACCCAAAGCGCTCAGACATGCGAGTATTCGGAAAGAAATATTCGGGAGAAGACGTATATATTAAAATCCGAGTGGAGCTTGTTGGCTCGATGGGTAATAATTATGTTTTTGTAATGTCCTTTCATTTTGCCGAGAAAGCATTTGTAGAGACTGATTTTCCTTATCGGAAAAGAGGTGGATGAAATGAAAGTTCTTAAAAGTGAGGTTAAGCTTTGTCTTAGCTGCATGGAAGAACACAAGGTTGATATTGTTGAAGTAATGGAGCACGAAGTGTTTAAAGGCGTTGAAGTGGATTTTCCCGCTATCTATGAGTATTGTTCGAACACTGATGAATATCTAGAAAATGAAGACATGATACATGCCAACAGCCTTGCCATTAAAGATGCGTATAGGAAAAAAGTTGGCCTATTGACTTCGAAAGAAATTATTAGCTTGCGGGAAAAGTATGGGGTTAGCCAAAAGGATCTTTCTGAGATTCTTGATTGGGGCAAGGCAACGATCACTAGATATGAAAATCATCAGGTTCAGGATAGAGCTCATGACGATATCTTAAGAAAAATTGATTCCGATCCAAGATGGTTTTTAGAACTATTAAAACGGGCGAAGGATAAGCTGCCCCAGAAAACATTTGAAAAATATTGTCACTCGGCTCGTGAACAATATAATAAGCAGAAAAACCAATATCTTATTGCTTCTATTCAGGCACTCTACGCGAAGTTTGAAGGGGAAGACAAGACTGGATCAGTAGAATTGGACCTTGATAAAGTTGTGGAAGTAATTAATTACCTTGCCCAAAACGTCTCTGTCCTTCACAAAGTTAAACTGATGAAGCTGCTTTGGTATGCCGATATTTTGCACTATAAAAGGCATGGAAGATCTATAACAGGCCTTGTTTATAGCGCTTTGCCTATGGGAGCAGTACCAGAGGGACATGAGCAAATTGTAATGTTGGATGGAGTTAGCTTTGATACCGTAATGTATGGTGATAATGTTGGATACAAGTTCAAGCCAACGCCCGGCTTAGAAATCAAGCGGCTTACCGCGGATGAACTTGAGACGATTGATAAAGTAATCAGTGAATTTGGTCATTTAAATACCGATCAGATTGTTGACAGAATGCATGAAGAGGAAGCATATAAGTGCACAGAGGGTAATTGTATCATCTCATATTCTTTTGCTGATCAACTGTCAATAGAATAATAAACATAAGCGCTCCAAATAGGGGCGCTTTTTTGCGCCCATTTTCAGGAGGTGACTCATGAAAATCCCCTTTTTATCAAGATTTTTCCCCACAAGAGCCAGTCCAAAGAATACTTTTTGGGGCAGTGCCTACAGTTTTTTCTTCGGCACGAGCTCCAGCGGCAAGACGGTTAATGAGCGGACGGCGCTGCAGACCACCGCGGTCTACGCCTGCGTGCGGATACTGGCCGAAACCATCGCTTCCCTGCCGCTTCACACCTACAAATATACTGTTAGCGGTAAAGAAAAAGCCCTCGACCATCCCATATACTACTTGCTTCACAGCGAGCCCAACCCGGAGATGACCTCATTCGTGTTTCGCGAAACACTGATGGGTCATCTTTTGTTATGGGGCAATGCCTATGCCCAGATCATCCGGGATGGCCGGGGCAGAGTGGTTGGTTTGTATCCGCTTTTGCCCAATAAGATGGTCGTGGGCCGGAGCGACCAAGGCCAGTTATACTACCAATACGAAAAAGACGGCCAAACATATTTCCTGAGAAATTATGAAGTCCTCCACATTCCGGGGCTTGGCTTTGACGGCCTCATCGGCTACTCGCCGATCGCCATGGCCAAAAACGCTATCGGTATGGCCATCGCCACCGAGGAATACGGCGCCAAGTTCTTTGCTAACGGGGCAAGTCCCGGCGGTGTGCTCGAGCATCCCGGTGTGGTCAAAGACCCGGCGCGCATCCGGGAAAGTTGGAACGCGGTGTACCAAGGCAGCGGCAATGCTCACCGGGTGGCGGTACTCGAAGAGGGCATGAAATTCCAGCCTATCGGCATACCGCCGGAGCAGGCCCAATTTTTAGAAACCCGCAAGTTCCAAATTGAAGAAATTTGCCGGATTTTTCGCGTGCCGCCCCATCTGGTCGCCAGCCTTGACCGGGCGACCTTCTCAAACATTGAGCACCAATCCATCAGCTTTATCGACAACACCATTATTCCGTGGGTGACGAGAATTGAACAATCCCTGCAAAGAGCGCTGTTTTCGGAAACTGAGAAGAGAAGCTTTTGCATCAAATTCAATCTGAACGGGCGGTTGCGGGGCGATGCGGCCGCACGGGCAGCCTTTTACCAAACTATGCGGCAGAACGGGATCATGTCGGCCAATGACATCCGCGAACTGGAAGAAATGAACCTAATACCCGAAGAACTGGGCGGCAACAAGCTTTTGGTCAACGGCAACTTTGTAGATATGGCGAGTGCCGGGGCGTGGACGAGCAAATACGGAGGTGGTGAGAATAAAACTTAACATAGTAAGTCGATTTCAAAATCAAGATGAGGAGATGGGTATGAAAAAATTTTGGCACTGGGTAAAAAACGAGGCGGGCCGCACCCTGTACTTTGACGGCTACATCGCCCAGGACAGCTGGTTTGACGACGATATCACTCCCAAAAAATTTAAAGCCGAGCTAAACAGCGCCGCCGGGGATATCACCGTTTGGCTCAATTCACCAGGCGGCGATGTCTTTGCAGCCAGCCAGATCTACACCATGCTAAAAGAGTATGAGGGCAAGGTTACGGTCAAGATTGACGGCATTGCGGCCAGCGCCGCCTCTGTGATCGCCATGGCCGGCGATGAGGTTGTGATGTCGCCGGTGGCCATGATGATGATCCACAATCCGGCTACGATGGTCTTTGGTGAAGCTTCCGACCTTGCCAGCGGTATCAAGATGCTTAACGAGGTCAAAGAAAGCATCATTAACGCCTATGAACAGCGAACCGGGCTGCCCCGCAGCAAAATCTCAAGCATGATGGACGCGGAAACCTGGTTCAGCGCGCAAAAAGCGGTAGAACTGGGCTTTGCCGATAAAATCCTCTACGCGCCTGATGCACAGGATGCGGCAGAGGGTTTTATTTTTGACCGCTTTACCGTCACCAACGCGCTGCTTGCCAAGTTTCCCCGGGAAAAAGCCAAGCAGCCGGCGACAGTGGCGGGAACGCCATATAAAGAGCTGCTGACAAGACTGGAACTCTTGAAATAAACACGAGGGAGGAACTTACTATGAACAAAATACTCCAGCTGCGTGAAAAACGCGCCAAGCTTTGGGACAGCGCCAAAGCTTTCTTAGATTCCCGGCGAAATGAAAATGGCCTCTTATCGGCCGAAGATACGGCTACCTATGAAAAAATGGAAGCCGATGTGGTGAACCTGGGCAAAGAAATCGACCGCCTGGAACGCCAAGCGGTGCTGGATTTAGAGCTGTCCAAACCAACCACTGCTGCCATTACCAATAAGCCTAGCCAGCACCAGGAGCCGGAAAAAACCGGACGGGCGTCCGGCGAATACAAAGCCGCTTTTTGGAAAGCGATGAAAAACAAAAACAGCTTTGATGTGCAAAATGCCCTGCAGGTCGGCACCGACTCCGAAGGCGGCTACCTGGTGCCGGACGAATTTGAGCGTACTTTAATTGAAGCCTTGGAGGAAGAAAACATTTTCCGGCAATTGGCCACTATCATCACCACATCATCGGGTGATCGAAAAATTCCGGTAGTGGCATCAAAAGGCACCGCTGCCTGGGTGGATGAAGAAGGGGCTATTCCTGAAGCCGACGACGCCTTTGGTCAGGTTTCCATCGGCGCCTACAAACTAGCCACCATGATCAAGGTGTCCGAAGAACTCTTAAACGACAGCGTATTTAACTTAGAGCGATACATCGCGAAAGAATTTGCCCGGCGCATTGGGGCAAAAGAGGAAGAAGCCTTCTTTGTCGGCGACGGCGTTGGCAAGCCCACCGGCATTTTCCATGCAACTGGCGGCGCCGGCGTGGGAGTCACAACCGCCAGCGCCAGTGCCATCTCCTTCGACGAAATCATGGACCTGTTCTATTCCCTAAAATCCCCGTACCGCAAAAATGCCGTCTTCATTACCAATGACGCAACCGTCAAAGCCGTTCGCAAACTAAAAGACGGTAACGGCCAGTACCTCTGGCAGCCTTCGGTCACCGCCGGCCAACCGGATACCATCTTAAACCGCCCGCTCAAGACCTCAGCCTATGTACCAACCATTTCCTCAGGCGCCAAAACCATTGCCTTTGGCGATTTCAGCTACTACTGGGTAGCCGACCGGCAGGGCCGAAGCTTCCAGCGGTTAAATGAGCTGTTCGCCGTAACCGGCCAAGTGGGCTTTAAAGCCACCCAGCGTGTTGATGGTAAGCTCATTTTGCCTGAAGCCATCAAAGTACTGCAGATGAAAGCGTAGGTGGGAAACGATGAGTAACGTCAAAAACTATACCGAGCAAGGCGGGGAAAAGACGGTAATTGGCGGTACGCTTGCCATCACCGGAGAAGGCAGGCTGACCTTTGCGGGTACACAGCTTAAACCGGCAGCGGCGCAAGCCGACAGTACCGCTTCAACGGTAGCTGAAATGGTAACGGATTTTAATGCCTTGCTTGCCAAATTACGCGCCGCCGGCCTCATGGAAGAAAGCCATGGCTGAAGTGCTGACACTGACGGAAATAAAGGAATACCTACGCATTGACGGTGAGGAGGAAAATTCCCTGCTCACCGCTCTTTATGCCGCGGCAAAAGAACACTGCGAAAACTACCTGCAAGCACCTTTGCCAAGCGAGGTACCCATGCCGGTCAAACAGGCCTTACTCATTTTAATCGCCCATTTTTACGAGCAGCGCACGGGCGAGGATATCCCTAAGGTGGTATATGCCCTGCTCACGCCCTACCGCGAGTCAAGGTGGTAGATGACATGAATCCAGGCGAACTGAACTGCCGCATTACCTTGCTCGCGGAAGTAAAAACAGCTGACGGGCAGGGCGGCTACGAAACCGAATATGTGTCACGAGCTGCCCTATGGGCCAAGATCATGCCGGTGACGGCAAAAACAACGGACCAATACGAACAAATGACACCGGAAATACTCTACCGCATCATCATTCGCTATCGCCGCGATGTGGCGGTGACGGATAGGATTCAATACGGCAGCCGGGAGTTCGAGCAAATCGGGCCGCCTGTTGATATCGAAGAAAAACATGCATATTTAAGGCTTGAATGCCGGGAGGTGGTGGCCGATGCGGCCGACGATTAGAGTAACCGGGATTGATCAATGCATTTCCTTTGGCGATCTCATTTCCACTAATGTCAGTCAGGCCATTGAAAAGGAAACGGAGCTAGGTGCAAAAGCTGTGCGCAAGCGGGAACGAGAACTGGCGCCGGTTAAAAGCGGACTTTTGCGCAAAAGCATTGTAAACCGCAAGGGGAAATACGGCATCTCCCGCATGGTCAGGGCCAAAGCGCCGCATGCGCCGCTGCAGGAATATGGCACCAAACGAGGCGTGAAGGGCAAGCATTTCGCCGAGCGGGCGCGCCGTGAGCTGATGCCGGGTATCCAAGAGAAGATCCGGACAGCGGTGCGAAATGAGGTGAGACGATGAAGCGATCCCCAGTGTCGCCGCTAAACAAGGCGCTCTTTGAGCGTTTAAAAAGCCAGATGGTCGCTCCGGTTTATGACCATGTGCCGGCAGGCAAAAAAGCACCCTATGTGGTGCTGACCGATACTGCGGCGCAAGGCTGGACGACAAAGACTATATCCGGGGCGGAGGTAACGGCCACCATTAAGATTATCAGCGAATACCAGGGAGACAAGGAAGTGGCAGAGCTTTGCGACAGGGCTATTTCGGCAATCCAAAGGGAGCCGCTGGTTTTAACTGACGAGTGGCAGGTAGTGCTTTCAAACGTGGACAGCCATGCGGTGGAACGCTTGGAAACGCACCGCGAGGCGACGGTAACCTTCAAGTTTACGATTATTGACACCGAGGAGTGATGAAAGATGCCTTTAATTCCCAGCGACGGCGTGGATTTTCTCTTAAAAGTGAATACCGGGACGGCCGAAACGCCGGTCTGGACGGTGATTGGCGGCCAGCGGGGCGCGACCTTGAGTTTGACGGCGGAGCAAATTGATGCCTCTAATAAGCAATCGGGAGCCTGGAAAACCAGTGTACCCGGCATGATGTCCTGGAGCATTGACGCCGATGCGGTGCTGCTGACCGATGCATCGGGCCTGAGCATCGATGCCGGTCGGGCCAAACTTCTCAGTGTGTTTGCCAACCGCGAACTGGTGCATGTGCGATATGTCAGGAAAGACGGCTCGAAATTCCAAGGCTATGCGGCCATTACCGATTTGAGCGAAGAGTCCCCGCATGACGGCGTGGCGACGTATAAAATCACCTTGGCCGGGGCGGGCGCACCGGAAGAAGTGAACGGCACCAAACAGGTGGAAACGGCAGAGGTTGTCGGCACCATTACGACGGCCGGCAATGCCATATTTACGGTAACTGCCGCCGGAATGACCGGCTCGCCCAAAGCCATCAGCGTGGCCGTGGCGCTGGGTGATTCGGCGGCTGTGGTAGCGCAAAAAGCCCGTGAAGCACTGGCGGCAGACAGCGCAGTGACTGCAAAGTTCAGCGTGGGCGGCTATGGCACAAAGGTGGAGTTGACGGCTTTGACTGCGGCGGCCAATGACAGCACGCTTAACATTGCCATTGCCAACGGGACGTGCGCCGGCTTGACGGCGGCTCCGGTTTCAACCCACACTACTCCGGGCGTTGCGCCTGCGGCATAAAAACGGAGGAATGGATGATGACAAAACCTGTGTTTATTACGATTGGCGGCAAGGAGCGCCGCCTTCGATACGATATTAACTCAGCCGCAGAGATGGAAGAATTGATGGGAGGAAAATCCCTGCTTTATGTGATGAGCAATCCCATGGCAGCAGGGTTTTCGGCCATTCGCATTCTGCTGTGGGGTGGCCTCAAGCACGCGGAAAAAGGGATCACTCTGCAGCGGGTGGGGCTGATGATGCAGGAATACATGGAAGCCGGCGGCAGTTTCGGGGAGCTGGCCGGCAGGATCGGGGAAGCCATCAAGGCATCGAAAATCATGGGTGAGAGCCTGGCCGGCGAGGAAGATACTGAGGAGGAGACAGACGAGGGAAACGAGTGACCACCGTAGCCCAGTGGATCGAAAAAGCTGCGCCGGTGGCTTACGGCCCGTTGGGATTAAAGCCGTGGGAATTTGGCCGGCTGACCTTCGGTGAGTTTTACGAACTGGCGGAAGGCTATCACTGGCGAACCAAGCAGGAACAGATAATGACAGCGGGTTTTGTCGCTTCCGTCATCAACACCTGCACATCGCGCGACCTGAAAAAGCCGGTTACGGTGGACATGCTGCTTGGCCGGGAGCCGAAAGAAAAACAAAAAGTAACGCAAGAGCAAGCCAAGGCGGACATGAAAGAGCTTTTATCCAGCGTGGGATGACGATGTTGGATAGGAAGACTAAACTTTCTTGCATAGTTTTTGAGCAATAGTATGCAAAAAAGTCAAACAGCTTATCGCGAAAGTGGGGTGAGACTATGGCCGGGAATGCTTCGATGACAATTTTTATCGGCGGGGATAACAGTGATTTTTTGAAAAAGTGGGAGAGCACCAAGCGCGCACTCCGCAAAGGGCTTGGCTCGGAAGCGATGGCAGCGTCGGAGAGCATTGCCGCCGGCCTGGCCGCCGGAGCAGCTGCTCTTGCCGCTTTCGGGGTTGCCAGCATCAACCTGGCAGGTGACCTGGATGCCAGCCGCAAAGCCTTGACCACCCTCTTGGGCGACGCCAAGGCCGCGGAAAAAATGCTCGCCGATTTGGCGACCTTTGCGGCGGATACTCCCTTTGAATTGCCAGGTCTTCTGACCTCATCGAAAAAACTGCTGGCCTTTGGCTTTGCGGCCCAAGACATTATACCCATGCTGGCGGCGATCGGCGATGCGGCGGCGATGTTAGGGATTGGACAGGAAGGGATTAGCCGCTTGACCAACGCCATCGGCCAAATAGAGGCCAAAGGAAAAGTGTCCGCCGAAGAAATGATGCAGCTTGCCGAAGCCGGTGTGCCGGCGTGGAAGTTCTTGGCGGATGCTATTGGAACCGATATTCCGACGGCCATGAAAATGGCCGAGCAAGGGGTGATTGACAGCACCACCGGCATCAACGCGCTCTTAATGGGCATGCAGGAGAGGTTCCAGGGCGGTATGGAAGCCATGAGTAAAACCATTCCCGGACTTATGTCGACCATCAAGGACAATGTCAAAACGGTGATGGCGGAGATAGGCGACAGTATATCAAAAAGCCTGAATCTCCCCGAAAAAATGCAAGGCATTGCCGACTGGCTGTCAGAGTTTGCCGCAGCCGTGAAGGCGCTCGGGTTGAAAGAAGCGTTGCAAGGCATGATCCCGCCGGAGACAATCGCTGCGGTGTTTGTGCTGTCCGGAGCGCTTTTAGGCGCGGCGGTTCCGGCGATGGTGGCATTCGGGATTGCAGTTTGGACAGCACTGGCTCCTTTACTGCCCTTTATTGCGGCCGGAGCTGCGGTGGGGCTCTTGGCTTACGAAATTTGGAACAACTGGGAGCCGCTGGCCGAACTCTTCAGTACCTTATGGATTACGGTCACGGATATTTTTAACGATGCCTGGAATGGGATAACCGGCCTGGTCACTGACGCATTGGGGGCAGTTGTTCAGTTCATTGGCGATGGCTGGAATGCGGCAGGCGAAGCCACAGCGAGTGTCTGGAACAGCATTGTAGACTATATCGACGGTGCCTGGGCCAGCATCAAAGAACTGGTTGCGCAAGGCATCAACTGGATCGTAGACAAGCTCAGCCCGCTGAAAAGCTTTTTTGCCCAGTTCATTCCTGATTCGGTAGGGAACTGGTTTAACAAGGTTACTGAAGGCATCGGCAGAATCGGCGCGGTGGCGGGTAAGTTCAATTTTGGCTTCAGCCGCAAGGATATATCCGCCCTGCTTCCCCAGATGACAAAGCCCAACACCAAGTTTACGGGACTTACAAATGCCGCTCAAAGTGCCGGTTCGCCAGCGAGCGGCAGCGGAACCGATCAAGCGGCAAAAGATTTTGAGAAACTGCAGAAAAAAGCGGAACAGGCGAGCAAGGCAATTGAAAAAGAATGGCTGCAACTGACCGCCACCCAGATGGACGCCCTCGATGCCTGGTATGCCGACGAACTGGAGACCTTAAACGAATCAAAAGATGCCAATGAAAACTATGAGCGGGATGTCCTGCGGCTTAATGAGATTTACGCAGCTAAAAAGAAAAAGATTCTGCTGGACGAGCAAAAGGAAAACAACCGGATTGCCGATCAGGCGGCTGACCTAGCCCGGAGTCTCTCCGACAAACTGGGCGGGCTTGGCCTGGCTGGTGCCAGCAAGCAGAAGTTTGACATCGAAACCGACGCGGCGCGGCAAATCGAGGAAGTGCAGAAAAAATACCGGGACCTTGCCCTCGAGTATTCCGCCGGCACAGCCGCCCAGCAGGAGCAGTTTCGCAAAGCGTGGGAAGAGAGTGGCATCCAGTTTGCCATTACCGAAACCGGCATGGTGGACTTCAGCCGCCAGGCGGCTGCCGAACAGGTCGCCATTGAAGCGGAGAAAAACCAGCGCATAAAAGACTTGCACTATGAGCGCGTCAAGTTCCAGGAGGAACTGGACCGGGCGCGGGAAGAGGGCGACGTCGCCAGATTCCAGCAGCTTCTAACTACCGAACAGGCGATGTTTACCCGTGACCTAGCCGGAAAACAACAGTACATTGATGCCTACTATGAAGTGTGGAAAGGGTCTCATAAATCCTCCATGGAGATTATGGCACAGCAAATGGCCGGTACGTACGAGGGCCTGAAAGGCTTTTTCGCAGACATTCTTACCGGTACGAAATCCATCGGTGAGGCCTGGCAAGCCCTAGGCAAAAGCATAATGAAAATTATCGCAGATATGGCGGCCGAGTGGCTGGCGAGCCAAATTACCATGTCTTTGTTTCCCGCATTGACGCCGATCCAAACACAAGGCGGGATATCCGGAGTCCCCAGACGATATGCTGCTGGCGGTAACTACCCCGGTGGCCTTGCTTTAGTAGGGGAAAAGGGGCCGGAACTCATTCATTTTAATCGCGGCGGCCATGTGTTTACCGCTGCCGAAACAAAGAAAATTATGAGCCAAAGTGCAGAAGTAAAAAATAGCAGACCGATGATCATTAATATGAACATCACGACACCGGATGCGGCCAGTTTCCGCCGCAGCCAATCACAAATATTAGCAGAGGCCAACGCTGCTTTGGCCTTGGGAAGGAGAAACCTGTAATATGCAAGCTTTTCATGAAGTGCAGTTTCCGCCCGATATTTCCTATGGCGTAACTGGCGGTCCTGAGTATTCAACCGATGTTGTAATTACCGGTTCCGGGTATGAACAGCGGAACATAAACTGGTCCCAGGCTCGGTGCAAGTATCAGGCAGCCCATGGAGTAAAAAATGAAGACCAAATGAGAAGGCTGCTCGCCTTCTTTCGGGCGCGCCGCGGTAAGGCATATGGCTTTCGTTTCAAAGATTGGCTTGATTTTCGGGGAAAAGGAGAATATGTCGGTACAGGTGATGGCAAAACAACCACCTTTCAGCTGATTAAAACCTATATTGACGATGGCGGGTATACGGATGTACGCAAAATCAGAAAGCCAGTTGTTGGAACAGTAAAGGTGTATATGGATGGCATTGAGCAGCAGGCCAATTGGTCGGTAAATTTTACCAACGGTATTATTACTTTTGTTTCAGCACCGGCTCAGGGCACAGTTATTACCGCTGATTTTGAGTTTGACGTGCCTGTTCGATTTGATACCGACCATTGCCCTCAGTCTATCAAAGACTGGAATATCTACGGCTGGGATAATATCCCCCTCGTAGAAATACGTGTTTAGGGAGAAAAAGTGTGGCTATCATCGTCTATAACGGCACTGTTACCGCAGGAGGTACAGATGGAAACCCTATAACACAAGATAATCCCATTCTCGTGTCTGCGGATAGAGGAACGGTATCCGAGACTGTGAATCTTGCGCTGCGAGCCACTGGTTCCCTTCATTTCTTATGTAATATTAAAGTTACAGGAAAAGGCGCTGAGGCTGTGCAGTTATCGCTAGATGGCGTTACATGGTCTCAGAGTTTATTTATCCACCAGGTGGACACAATCAACCGTCTGTTCTTTTTACGGACAGTAGTCGGCGATGAGGAAGATTATGGTGATAACACTACGGTATCTTTGCAGCTAGACTACTATCAACCTGTATAGGGGTGGTATTTTTGGGATTAAAATTTTATATTAATGGAACCGTTGGTGCCAAAGACGGCACCTTAGTGTCGAGTGGCAGTATGACATCGCCTATTGTCTTCGGCGGTATGTATCCAGGCGCAAGCGGATCACAAGTGTCAAAAACCATTTTTATTCGCGCCGACGATGGTGAGACTTGGCGCGATGTAAACGTGCAGTTTAAAGGCAATACATCTGCCCGTTTTGAATATTCTTCTCCTTCATCCGGCTTTATCACGGGCTATGATTCTGGTAACCCACAAGTTATCTTGTTTCTTCCTAAGGTAACATCAAATAACATTTCGTTCGTGGTAACTGCTAAAGCTTTTTCTAGTGAATCAACCTCACCAGATACTTCAGTATCCTTAGTTGCTTGGGGGTGGCAAAGTTAATGGCACATTTACGCTTGTATAAGAGGGGAACTCCGGGGCTAACGGATGGTATTGAGCTGATACCGGGAACGGATTTGATTGATGCAAGCGGTCTTTACCCCAGAATACCTTCAGGACACGTAAGTGCAGCAGTTATGTCCTTGTGCCTGCGGTGTGATGTTGGATTTAAAGCAACTAATGTAACAATATCGACAGTTTCATCGGGAATAACAGGTGTATATGCCAATGTTTATGGGCCGATTACTACGGTAGCCCAGTGGGAAGGGCTTTCAAATATGAGTAATATTCTAAATTGGAGTTGCAGCATTTCGACCGTTTTAAATGTAAACATCATGTTTTTACTTGCTGTTTATGCCTATTCTGGATACCCTGCCGTAAATCAAGCTGGGAATCTCTTAAATATCTCCTTTACCGAGGCCGAGGTATAAATGGCTACCACCTTAACCTGGCAAGCCCAATTTAAAACCTATGGGAATAACAATATTGAGTACGCTGCTGATATCATACGTATTTGGACTCCGGGAGGTTTGACCTGGCAAGCCCAGTATAAAACATTCGGGAATAATCAGGCTGAGTTTGCAGCTGATATTAAAAGAAACTGGATTCCAGGCGGGTTGATATGGCAAGCCCAATATAAAACTTATGGCAATAACAAAACGGAGTATTCGGCAGATATCCAGAGAATCTGGGTCCCGGGCGGATTGACGTGGCAAGCTCAGTTTAAGACGTACGGTAATAATAACAGTGAAAGTGTTGGCGACATATTTCGCATTGTAGGCGTTACGCTTGTTTATCGTACCGACACGGTTTCTCTAGTTAGGAGAGTCAAGCAACCTCCTGGAGTACCCTGGTTACAAGAGGAAGTGACAACAGCGGCATGGTGCTGGAAGCTATCGCTTAGGGACGGAACGGTATTTGGGTTTACCAATCATGATGAAGATATCATCTTAGGCGGTGTAACGTATGAAGCTTCCACGGGGTTTGTCCCAACTGCTGTGGAAACCGCAAATAATATGGCAGTAGACAATCTCGAGGTCGAGGGCTTTTTAGACAGTAACCGGATTAAGGCGGAGGATATTGCCGCCGGGCGGTTTGATTTTGCTAAGGTTGAGATCTTCTTGTGTAACTGGCAAAATACCAAAGATCCTTTATTGGTTATCCGCAAAGGAACAACAGGACAAATAAAAACCGGCAAATACGGATTCCAGGCAGAAGTCCGGGGGTTACTTGAGGCCTATCAACAATCAGCAGGTACGGTGTATCAAAAGAGTTGCCGGGCAAAACTTGGAGATTCACGCTGTAAAGTAGAGCTTGGCTCGTTAGCGGCATTGGGCCAAGTAACACAAGTAAACTCTAATGGAACAATACAGACCAATCTTTCTTATCCAAAAGGTTATTTTGATTACGGCGTGCTGACTTTTCATACGGGTGCCAATAGCGGTTGTCAGTATGAAGTAAAAACCTTTGACGAGGGGTTACTAACACTTTTCCTGCCAACTACTTTTAGCGTAGCTATAGGTGATACCTTTACAATAACGCCAGGCTGCGACGGTAACTTTTCAACCTGCCGGACAAAGTTCAATAATGGGATAAATTTCAGAGGAGAGCCGCATATACCGGGTAATGATTATCAATCCGCATATCCGGGGCAAGGCTCCAGCAATACTGTTTCCGAAGGCAGTGATGTCAGACGTGGATAGGAGGGAATCAGAAATGACGCGTGGAGAAATAGTGGCGGAGGCTCGTGCCTGGATCGGTACCAAATGGGTCCACCAAGCCTGCCTAAAGAACGTAGCTGCTGATTGTGTTGGTTTAATCCGAGGGGTATATGAGCATATTACCGGTCAAACGGTGGAGGTAGTGATTGATTATCCTGCTACCTGGCATTTGTTTAAAGCGGAAGAACGCTTATATACCGAAGTAAAAAAACATCTGGAAGAAATTCCTGTAGAAGAAGCGCGTCCTGGCGATGTGCTTCTTTTTGGTTTTGGAAAAGGTCCTGCGCACCATGCAGGTATTTTAGCAACGCCACAAACTTTTATTCATTCATGGGCCGATGTCGGCAAAGTAGCGGAAACAAGACTGGATGAGTTTTGGACCAAAAACATCCGGGCTGCTTTTCGTTATCCTGGAGCTTTAGACTAATGGCTACGCTCATTTTAGGAACCATAGCAAAGAACGCCGGTTGGAATGCCTTTTGGTCCGGGGTAGCCGCTATGGCAGGCAGTGTCATTGACCAATCCTTATTTGCTCCTGGCTTTAGCAGGGAAGGACCGAGATTAGATGACCTTAGACTACAAACTTCAACTTTTGGGGCTAGCATTCCCAAGATTTATGGAACGGTCAGAACAGAGTGCAATGTAATTTGGGGAACCAATTATGTTGAGCATGTTACAACCGAAAAACAGGGAGGCGGGAAGGGGGGCGGTGGCGGAGAGGTCACTACAACTAGCTATTCCTATTCTGTTTCCTTTGCGGTTGGACTCTGCCAGGGGCCAATCAGCGGTATTGGCAGAGTGTGGGCAGACGGCAAGCTGATTGATTTATCGAAACATGACTATACCCTCTATTACGGTACGGAAACACAGACCCCGGATCCTTATATAGAAGGTATCGAAGGAGTTGGTATGGTTCCGGCATACCGTGGACTGGCCTACATCGTATTTAAAAATTTCTTTGTGACTGACTATGGAAATCGGATACCTAACCTGTCCTTTGAGGTCATTCATTCTACTACAAATCTTAAAAGCATTGTGGAAGAAATTAGCGTTGACGCCGGGTTAGACTTGTCGGAGATAGACGTGTCGAGTATGGCGGATATCGATGTTCCGGGCTATAAGACTGGCGGCGAAAAGTCTCGCAGAGCCCAGATCGAACAACTCCAACTGCTATATGTCTTTGATGGAGTGGAGAGAAACGGCAAAGTAGTATTTAAGCAGCGGGATTTTACGAAAGTTTTACCGATAAGCTTGGACTCAATAGGCGCATATGAAAACTCTCCGCCCTCTGAAGCCTATACCGCCACCCGAATGGATGAAAGAGAACTGCCGGCGCGCCTTACGGTGAAATATCTGTCTGCTGACAAAGAGTATCAGCAAGGTGTAATGTCCGCCTTTCGACAGGTAACACTGAGCCGAAATGAGAAAACAATCGACACAGAGTTTGTTTTGACTGATTCGCAGGCGAAAGCCTTGGCAGATACTCGTCTCTATGAAGCGTGGGTTGGCAGAACCAAATATGAGTTTTCACTTGGGTCAAAATATGCTCACATACTTCCCGGTGATATTTTGGAACTGAATCTGCCCGATGAACGTAAGGCTTTAGTCGTGGTTAGCAAGGTCTCATATGGCAAACCAGGAATCATAAAAATTCAGGCAGAGTCAACTTACGCCAGCACGTATATCCTTGTAACTCGGGACGTAGATCCTGAACCGCAGCCACAGACTGCAGAACCGGCAACCGAAATTACAACCGAATTTTTAGATATACCTCGTTTACCGGGTGACAACAGCCTGACCGATGATACCATTTATGTTGCTTCAACGGCTAGTGTGTATTATGGAGCCAGTATATTCCGCTCCAACGACGGGGGGCTGACTTATTCATTAAGTCTGTATCGAACACCACAAGCCTATATGGGGATAACGGCCAGCACCTTAGCAAGTGGAACAACCTTTTATTGGGATAATGCTAATACACTGGATGTAGTTATGAGCTATGGAACCTTAGAAAGCCGACCAGCCCTGGATGTACTCAATGGATTTAATGCCGCTTTAGTTGGTGAGGAGATTATTCAGTTTACTACCGCCGTATTGATTGCGCCTAACACCTATCGACTATCTGGCTTGCTAAGGGGCAGGCTTGGTACTGAACACAAAGTAGCGTCCCATGTGGCGGGCGAAAGGTTTGTGTTGTTATCATCGACAATACTCGGCAGGCTGACAGTGCCTTCTTCAGACTGGTTTCAGAGTCGGTTATTTCGCGTGGGGCCTTCGACGCTCCCCATGACAAATCATTTATATCAGGATAAGCGCTTTACCTCACAGGGAATCATGGCGCTTCCGTTATCGCCGTGCCATGTAACTGGTGCTAGAGATGATGAGGGAAATCTCACGATTTCCTGGATACGTCGTACACGGGGAGACGGCGGCTGGAAAGACTTGGTTGACGTTCCTCTCGCTGAGAAAAGTGAAATGTATGAAATTGATGTGGTGAGTGGATTTGCCGTGAAAAGAACCTTGCGGACTGCAACATCATCTGCTCTTTATTCAGCAGCTCTGCAAATAGCCGATTTCGGCAGTGTGCAAAGCCTGATAAAAGTTCGGATCTATCAGCTGAGCGAAGCGAGAGGTCGAGGAACTATGAGGGAGGAAGTAATTTGAGCGACAATACACCTAGATTAATATTGCCCTATATTGTGCAAAGCCAGGCGCAGAAGGAAGTCACACATGCTGTCGGACTCAACCGCCTAGATGCATTTACGCAAACGGCAGTAGAAACTATAGCACTTACCGCCCCGCCTGTTGGTATCGAGGGGAACTTGTATATTGTAGGGGCAGGAGCCACTGGGGGTTGGATTGGAAAAGATAACCAACTAGCCCAGTTTATTGGCGGAAGTTGGGTTTTCTATACACCGTTTGAGGGGCTGCGGGTTTGGGATAAACAAACAGCCCAGCCACTTGTCTATAAAGGATCGACCTGGCAAAATGAGTTTTCAGCCGCAAGCAAGATCGGTTTTTTTGGTGCAACACCTGTCGTTAAAGCAACAGTTTCTTTTGGAAATACGGACAATGAAATCGGCGGGCTTGCCATCAGCGCGGCTTATTCGCAGGCCGAGGTGCAGGCGCTGCGGGATAAATGCGAGAAACTGGCCGATGACGTGCGGGCGCTAAAAGCGGCGCTGAGCAGCTATGGCTTGGTATGAAAGGAGGATGGGAAATGATTGAATACACCCAAATAGAGCTGCGCATCATGGCCTTGTTTTCCGCCATAGGCGCAGTTTTTTCCTTTCTTGTCGGCGGTGTCGACAAGCTGATTACGGCGCTTTTGATTTTTGTTGTGATTGACTATGTGACTGGGCTGATCGCTGCATGGAAGACGGCAGCGCTTGACAGTAAAAAGGGTTTTGAAGGGATAAAGCGCAAGGTCGTTATGCTGGTGATCGTCATTATGGCTCACTGGATTGATGAGGGACTTTTTGGCGTCAGCACCTGCCGGTCCATGGTGATCTTTGCGTATCTGGGAAATGAAGGCTTAAGCATTATTGAGAACTTAGACCGTATGGGGTATGGCGAATATATTCCCGCTTTCATCCGGGAGAAACTGGTGCGGCTAAGGGAAGAAAAAGAGTCTTTCAGGAATAACACGTAGGTGGTCGCTTGTTTAATGAGTTTTTCATTTCGTATGGCTGACAGCTTAGTTTTATCTGCATATTGACGCTGTTATCTGCATAAAAAAAGATAAAATTATGCAGAAAATAAGGCTCTATTCATAACGAATTGTGTGTGAAAATGAGGTATAATAACTATTAACGCATGTTCTGATTAATGGGAGGGATTATTGATGGAGAACTGTTGCTGTTCATCCTCTTGCTGTGGCGCAGCTTTGGTATGTCCGGTTTGCAACAATTTAGGGCAGTCTGTACCCTTTGAAACAGTCAAAAGTATGGTTCGTGGCAATACTCCGGCAGAGGGTGAATTTGGCGTTTGTTTAACAGCCGATTGTGACGTGGTGTATTTTAGTTCCAATGCTATATTTCATCAGGCGGATGTTGCGGTTCCAATTGCATGGAAGAAGGGAGCTAGTCCCAAGTACGTATGCTATTGCAATCGAGTTACCGAGGAAGAAATTGTTCGTGCCGTAGTGGAAAACAAAGCAAAAACAGTTGGTGATGTTGCCAAGGCAACAGGAGCTATGAAAAACGGCAAATGTCTAATCAATAATCCTAAAGGAACTTGTTGCCATAAGGATATTGAGAACGTAATTCAGCAGGCATTAGAGAGTAAATGAGTCTCGCCCCGGTTTTGCAATGAAAAATGTGAACAGAATTAAATAGCGAGATAGTTTGATCATTAGGGAACTTCAATGTTGAGGTTCCTTTTTTGTTGCTTGTTTTGAACATTGGAAGTCAAAAAATCATAATCCAAAGCCGAAATTGAGGAGGGAGACGTTTGAAGATGAGAATCGTAATTGACCCAGGCCATGCGGGCCGAAACATTGATCCTGGCGCGGTAAATGGAACAACGGGCCTGCAGGAAGCGGATGTCGCGCTAGTAATTTCGCGACTGGTAGAAAAATATCTATTTGCCGTAGGGTATGAGGTGAAGCTGACCCGAACCGAATGGGAACAAGCAGAAACGGATGATTTAAGCTATCGGACAGCTCTGGCGAATGAGTGGGGAGCCGATATTTTTATTTCTCTTCACTGCAACAGCGCGGCAAACCCGAACGCAAAAGGCTATGAGGTCTGGACTTCACCGGGGGATACATTAGGAGACAGACTGGCGACCTGCATATATAAGCAAATTGCTGCCGAGTTTCCCGATCGGGCAGGAAGGGCGGATTACTCTGATGGCGATCCCGATAAGGAGTCACGCTTTTATGTACTCATTCATACCGATGCTCCTGCTTGCCTGGTGGAAATGGCGTTTATTTCCAACGATGAGGAAGCGGCATTATTGGCGGACGGCGCATGGCAGGATCGCTATGCGAGAGCGATTGCACGGGGAGTGACTGATTATGCAGCTACGCTGGAGGGATGAGGGATGATCCAGGTGTTCCAAACGTGGAAAGCTGCCTTTAAGCAAAATAAGTGGCTGATAATGCTCGTTGTTTTCTTCCTATTAATAAGCGCAATGCTTATCTGGCTTTGGCAGCGTACACGGCAGGCAGAGGAACAGTACCGGCAGGCAGTGGTGCTGCACCAGGAGCAGATGGAGCAGACTCAGGCGTTAAGCAAAGCGCTTCATATTTCACAGATGAATGCTAAGGAATTGCAGGCGGCTTATGACGAACTAAAAACTAAGCCGCCTGCCGCCAGTTTTACCGTCAAAGCACCTTCGCTGGAGCTTGCAGCTGAGCAGGTGGCGGAGAGAATCAATAAACAGGATACAGCCTTGTCGCCTGCCGCACTGGAAAAGACCGAGCGGACGGTCGTGGTCAAAAACGATGAGGAATATAAGGTGGACGTGCTGAAGATTAATCTGGACAAAGCTTGGGAGCTTTCCGCGGGGGTAGGCAGCCACCGGGGGGATGCCTATATACCGCTTGGGGTCCAGAAAAACTATGCTCCGAATAAGGCCGTGGCGGCGGAAGTGCATCTGGTGCCGGAGGAACTGGCGAGGGGAAAAATAAAGACCTCAGGCTGGGAGGTCAAGCATGTGTGGCGGTTTTAAGGTGAGGAGCAGTATTGATGACCAGCTTTTAAGAAAAGGGGATTTGCGAGCGGAAAGGTTAGCCGTACCCGTGTGGATTTTAATAATATTTGGAAACACCGTAAATTTAACTTGCCATCCGGCGCAGCCAGAGTTACTATGTCAGACTACAAGGGGGCTGGCATATGGGAAAACGAATTTTAAAAATATATCAGTCAGCGGCTTATTCAAAACCGGGCGTTCCCTGCATTATGCTGCAGGGACTTTGGCTGCACAGCTTAGGCTTTGAAAAAGGAACCAGGATTATAGTCGAGGAAGGACAGGGAGAATTGGTTATCCGCCTATTGAAAGAAACCGAAAGTGAATATGACGGTAAGGAATAGCAGTTGTGGCGGCAATGAATTTTTCATCTATTAACTTGACTTATACGCCACCCAGAGCGATGTATAGTACTGAACTTTGATAGAGAGGAGAAGCCATATGAAAGTCCGAATCCTCGAGCCCATAAAATCGCCCGCACTCAAACGCAAACGGGTCTGTGCTTATGCCAGAGTATCTTCTGCCAGCGAAGCTCAAGGTGAGTCGCTGGAAAATCAAACGACGTACTACCGGAGCTTGATCGAAGCCAATCCGGAATATGAGTATGTTGGCGTTTTTGCCGACTATGGCACCACCGGCACCAAGGACGAGCGGCCGGAGTTTCAGAAGATGCTGGCTTTGGCCAGGGCAGGGGAAATAGACCTAATCCTAACGAAATCCATCTCGCGTTTTGCCCGAAATACAACGCTTGTGCTGGAGGTGGTCAGGGAGTTAAAGGAACTGGGAGTAGAAGTCGTTTTTGAGAAAGACAATATTTCGAGCCTGACTGGGGACGGTGAGTTAATGCTTACCGTCCTCTCTTCTTTTGCCCAGGAAGAGAGCAAAAGCGCCAGCGAAAACTTAAAGTGGCGGTACAGGCGAAAATTTGAGCAAGGTGAATTGGCCGTCAATGCCACAAGATTTTTGGGCTATGACAAAAACAAGCATGGCGAATTGGTGATTAACCCTGTCCAGGCGAAAGTGGTCGAGCGGATTTTTGCTGACTATATTAGCGGCAAGGGAAGCTTTGTGATTGCCAAAGAACTGAACACCGAAGGAGTGCCAACCATTGCCGGCGGCAGATGGCATTCCAGTACTGTCTTAGGCATCCTCAAGAATGAGAAGTACAAAGGAGATGCCAAGCTGCAAAAGACTTACAGCAAGGATCACCTCAGCAAAAAGAAGTGCATCAATCATGGCGAGGTCGACAGCTTTTATATCAAGAATAACCATCCGCCCATCGTAAGCAAAGAAATCTGGGATGAAGCGCAAAGACAGATCGCTTTGCGTGCTAAGGCCAAAGGCAATATCGGGGAAACAAAAAATAAGTATCAAAACCGCTATCCGCTGACTGGGATGCTGCTGTGCGGGAAGTGCGGAGCGCCACTGCGCCGGCGGATTTGGAACAGTAAATACGCTTGCAAAAAAGTTGTATGGCAATGCAGCAACTACATTAAAAACGGCAAAAACGCCTGCCAGGGAACATCGATTGACGATATGACAGTCGGCAGGCTGAACATACAAAGCCAAACCATAGTCGAGGAGGTTGTGGAACATGGCCAAAAATATTACCGTTATACCAGCAAAGGCAAACCGGACAAGCCTTGCAGAAAACCTGCAGCCCCGGAAAAAACGCGTAGCCGCGTACTGCCGGGTATCGACCGATCAGGAAGAGCAGCTATCAAGCTACGAAGCCCAGGTTAACTACTACACGAACTATATAGAAAAGCACCCGGATTATGAATTTGCCGGCATTTATGCCGATGAAGGCATCAGCGGCACCACCACCAAAAAGCGCGAGCAGTTTAACAGGATGATCGAAGACTGCAAAGCCGGAAAAATCGATATGATCATCACAAAATCCATCTCACGGTTTGCCAGAAACACCCTCGATTGTCTCAATTATGTCCGCCAGCTCAAAGACCTTGGAATCGGGGTGACGTTCGAAAAAGAAAACATTTTCACACTCGACAGCAAGGGGGAGGTGCTTTTATCCATTTTAAGTTCGCTGGCGCAAGACGAGTCGCGGTCAATCTCGGAGAACTCGACCTGGGGTATCCGCCGGCGTTTTGAACAGGGCAAGCTGCATGTTAATCACACTAAGTTTTTGGGATATGACAAAGATAAAAACGGGAATCTGGTCGTCAATGAAAAGCAGGCCAAAATTGTCAGGCGTATCTATAAGGAATTCCTAGACGGCAAAGGAGCCAACCGGATTGCGAGGGACTTGGAGTTGAGCGGCGTACCAAACTGGAATGGCAAGGCAAAATGGTATGAAGGCAGCATCCGGAAGATGCTTACTAACGAAAAATATAAGGGTGACGCGCTCCTTCAGAAAACCTACACGGTCGATTTTCTGAGCAAAAAACGGGCCGACAACAATGGGGAGGTGCCGCAGTATTATGTGGAAGATAGCCATCCTGCCATTATTGATAAAGAAATGTGGGAAGCAGTCCAGCTTGAAATGGAACGCAGGCGGAATTTCGCCCTGCAGTACGGCATTCAGAAGCTTGAGTATGCGACAACCAGCAATCCCTTTGCTGGTAGGGTCATCTGCGGTTCTTGTGGCCAAATTTTTGGCAGGAAGGTATGGAACTCTACCGATGACCGGTTCAGGCGGATTATCTGGCGCTGCAATGGCAAATATCCAGCAAAGGGCGAAAAGGGCTGTGAAAGCAGGCATATCGATGATGTAGTTTTATATCAGACATTTGTAAATGTGTTCAATATGATGGCCGAAAACAAGGATTATTTTCTCGACAAATGGAAAGGAATGCGGGAAAGTGATAGTTCGCTTCAACGCTACAAAGCAAAGCAGTTTGCAAAAATCATAGCGGATAGAGGACGGATCAAGGAATTTGATGTTGAACTGTACTTTGCGCTGACGGAAAAAGTAGTAGTTCATGGTGAAGGCAGATTGATGGTGGTTTTGCTTGACGGCACAGAGGTAGAATGCACAGTTGAATAGGAAGCAAACAGGCCGGTTGGGGTGAGCTGTAATCACCTTGACCGGCCTGTTTGCTATTACTTAGCTATGTTATAATTATTTTGTTGTGATAATTAATATGAAAGAACAAATGGATTAGGGAATTTGGCGATTTATTGCCGTCAAATATAAATATGATAAAACCATGAGGTGGAGTATGGTGGAAAAACATCCAAATGATATTTCGGAAGAAAAGGTTCGTCTCCTAAGAGCGGGATTTAAACAATATTTAAATTCAGAATATGCTCATCGAAAGGATAAAAGCACTATTCTTAGTGATGCGTTTTATCCGCTTCGACATGATATTGGCGTAGACTTTTGGAATATATTGAGCAGTGAAGAAGCAATTAAACGTTGCCGAGAACGCCTTGAATCATTCTTTAGGAACGAACGTCAGAAAAAATCACCAGCGAATGACGCTGGAGTATATATGAATTCGATAAAAATATTGAAAGGTTTTATTGACGATAAATTTGGCGGAGTTGATAAATTTATAAAACTTTCTGAAGACGAATTTTGTAATAAAGTAGCAGTCAACTCTAGTCTAAGTCAGCCAAGACAGAGTGAAATTGTTCGTTCGTCTGTTGCGTCTGTTCCCCGGCCGTGTTGTGGGGAGGTTAAAAAATATTTGTTGCGATGGGATGGTCTGGAAAACTATTCTTTGCAAGAGAGTGCATTAAATAAGCTCTTTTTTCAAACTTACCCTAATAACACGAATATCGACGACGTCCTGATAAAAGTATCGTCTTTAAACGACTTTTACAGTACAAACATATTCTCACCTTTTCAGGTAGCAAAGCACATCATTAGCTTAAACATTGATGCTAGACTCGTCGCAGGCGATGTTACGCTGGTCAATGATATTGCAAAAGTGACAATGGACAATGGAACGGTGAGAAACTTCTACTCTTTTGCAACAAAATACTGTAGCCATCACATGCCGCTAGAATTTCCTATTTATGATAGTTATGTAGACCGATTGCTTCGTTATTTTAGGGATACAGATCGTTTTTCTCGTTTCAGTAGTGATGATCTAAAGGATTATGAGAAGTTCAAAAATATCTTGATTCAGTTTACGAGCTATTACAGACTTGAACCATACAATTTAAAAGAAATTGATAAGTATCTGTGGCAACTTGGCAAAGAAAAATTTCCTAGAACGTATTAAGCGCGGCAAGGCGTGCGGAACGGCTTTAATTCAATAAGTACATCATATAGTCGCCTTGACCTCGGTTTAGGCGATTTTTTACAATGGAGCGGCTTCTACATAATAATATGGAAGAATTTGTAGATGATTGTTTGCCTGAAATATATAATGAATTTAATGCGGGAAAGTGAGGGGCAAAAAGCGTGGGCAAGTACTCAGATGATGAAATAAGAAACTGCAAGAAAATCACCTTAAAAATCGCGGCGGACTACTTGGGGATTTCTCCTTTGGCTGTAGGCCTTGGCATGAGAAATGATTTGTTGCCGATAGGCTTTGCGATTAAACATGAAGATCGATATTCCGAAAGCTGGGGCTATCACATTATCGATGAACGGCTGATAGCGTATAAGCATGGGAAGATAACGAACATTCAGGTGCAAAACATTGAGAAAAACCTGGAAACGATTATTTCTAAGTTTGAGGAGATGAAAAAAGACCTGCTTTTTATATTAAGCGAAAGCGCGGAGTAGGCGATATACGACTTTTTGAATACGCGTTTTCGCTTTCATGGGATAATGACTACGTTCATGGTGACTTGCAGCAGTACCTACACTCCATACTGGACAAAAGGGGGAAGGATATTGACTGAGGAACAAGCTTCTAAAATAACCAGGGAGCAGCTTTATAATGAGATTTGGGAAATATCTGTAACTGGCGTCGCGAAAAAGTATAACGCTGACTATAATGATCTGTTGAAATTGTGCAAAGAAGCAGATATTCCGGTTCCGCCCTCGGGATATTGGGTAAAATTAAAGTTTGGCAAGACAGTTGAGCAACTTCCATTACCGGAGTCCACTATCGCTGAAGTTACGCTTCCTGGCAACGACAAGCCGAAACGCATACGCAAGGCCGTTGCAGAAAAAAGTGTTGAAAAAGATTTGGATCATGAAGACGGTACGGAAAAAACGCCGGAAGATGAGAGTGACGACAACACTGGCGATGAAAATGGGGAGAATCTAGACGATGATGCTGCTGAAGACGAGTGTGTTCCTTATTGGGGCGGCAAGCACAATACCTATAACCGAGAAAAATTGTACAAAGAGGTTTGGGCCAATCCGGTTGTTAAAGTTGCTGCGCAATATGGAGTGTCAGACGTTGCGATCCATAAAATTTGCAAAAAGTTAAATGTTCCTACCCCTCCGTTAGGATATTGGGCAAAAGTTAGCGCTGGGGCGAAAGTGCCAAAAACTCCCTTGCCCAAAACTAATGGACCTACTCAGATTACTGGCGCAAAAACTTTTGAGGGAGTCAGGGAAAAGAGTAGTGATCCTGCCAAACAGCCGCTCGAATTTCTATCAGATACCGAAAGGGAAATGGTGTTAAGCGCTGTCAAGGAAATCGAGATGCCTGTTGAAAATGCTCAGCTGCATAAGAAAATAGCTGCCTACAGAAGTGTCGTTAAAAGTTGGAATCAAAAGGACAGAAAAGAAGAAGGAGCACAAAGGAAAAAAGATTATTATTATAACCCGCCTTTTTTGGCCGGAGTGATTTCTAATGAGTCGCTTCCACGAGTGTACCGAATACTTGACGCTTTATTTCGCCAGGTTGAAAGGCTGGGTGGCTCGGTCAATGATGACCTTACGCTTCGTGTCAGAAATGAACATGTACGTATTGAAATTGCTGAGGGCCAGGATAAGGTCGAGCATGTAATTACAAAACAGGAAGCGCAAGCCCTTATTAAGTATAGAGATGAGAAACGTCGTAGCTCATGGGCATCAGAGCCACAGATCCGTAAGTATGATTACGTGTTTAACAGAAGGCTTAGAATAAGCATTCGGCAGGGCCGATATTTCAGAGACACGGATAAAATTAATATTGAATCTCGGCTTGGCGAAATGTTGATAGAACTTTATGAGGAATCTGAAGTGATTCGCCTTGACCGAGAAGTAAGAGAAGAGGAAGCTCGTAAAAAGGCAGAAGCTGAACGCCGGAAGGAAGAACGGCGAAAAAAATATAATAAGGAAGTTGAGCGAGCAATAGAACTGGAAAATGCCGCACTCGACTATGAGACTGCGTGTAGAATCCGCGCTTATGTCAAGGCTATAGAGGCTTCCAGTGGACACGATGGCTTGAATGAGGAAACGGCTGCATGGGTTGACTGGGCGACGAAAAAAGCTGATTGGTTTGATCCAACGGTGGCCAGAGATGACGAATTGTTTGGAGAACGTAAACACGAAAAAAGTTCTAGTGAGAAGGCACTTAAAGAAATTTGGCGTTGGTGAGCGGGTCTACTATGCTAAATAGGACTGACTAGTGCCCCTTTGCATATGGGCGGTCAATAATAAAATAGAAATGTTGAAAAAATTACTGAAAGCTTCCGGTTTAAGATCGACAATTAGCTGATTTGTGTTTTGACGACGGGTCTCGTCAGAATTATGTTTCCGGTTAGGCTTAACTTGGTAACGGTAGAATGCCTTGTTATATAGTCATATGTTTGACGATTGACTGTTGAAAAACGGTATGATACGATAATTATAATTAAAAATATAGGAGTGGAAAAGATGATTAATCTTTCTTGCTAATTAACATAGCATAATAAAAATCTGGGAGCGGCAAATACCGCCTGTTTTGTTATGCTTGTGCAAGAAAGATATTAATTCTTTTCTCTCAACTAATATGATTATGTCATGCCCGTTAGGCGGTCGTGGCTTTGTTGTATTTTTATGAGTTGCAAGAATTGACTTTCTTGCAACTCATAATTTTTACACAGGAGGATAACCATGTCATTAATAAACGTAGTTAATCTGACTTTTGCCCATGAAGGCAGTTATGATAATATTTTTGAAAACGTTAGCTTTCAAATAGATACAAATTGGAAATTAGGCTTTACAGGAAGAAATGGTAGAGGAAAAACTACATTTCTCAAGCTGCTACTTGGTAAATATGAATACAGTGGCACTATCTCAGCCAATGTAAACTTTGAATATTTCCCTTTCGATGTAACTGACTCCGAGAATAATACTATTGATGTAATTGAGAGCATCTATCCAACGTGCCTTCAGTGGCAGGTTATGCGTGAGCTTTCGCTATTGCAAGTCTCCGAGGACGTTTTATATCGTCCATTTGCTACACTTTCGAACGGTGAGCAGACAAAGATATTGCTTGCTACTTTATTTCTTAAAGAGAATAGCTTCTTGCTGATTGATGAACCCACGAATCACCTTGATATGAAGGCGAGAAAACTTGTCAGTGACTATCTCCAATCTAAACGTGGCTTTATTTTGGTGTCTCATGACAGAGCTTTTCTTGATAACTGTGTTGACCACATCCTTTCTATTAACAAAACAAATATCGAAATTCAAAAAGGAAATTTTTCAACTTGGTGGGCCAACAAAGAAAGGCAGGATAACTTTGAATTAGTAGAAAACGAAAAACTGCGAAAAGAAATCACACACCTACAGTCCGCTGCAAAACGTACGGCTGTCTGGTCGGACAAAGTGGAAAAAACCAAGGTAGGTACCAAGGATTCAGTTGATAGGGGTTATATAGGCCACAAGTCGGCAAAGATGATGAAACGTTCTAAGGGAATTGAGACAAGGCAACAAGCAGCGATTGATAAAAAGTCTAAGCTTCTCAAAAATATTGAGAACTCTGAAAAACTAAAAATTTCGCAAATGAACTTTCATACAGACCGCTTGGTAGAATTTGATAAAGTATCGATATTCTATGGCAGTAAGGCCGCATGTGAAAGCATAAACTTCACCATTGAACAGGGGGACAGGATAGCACTTTGCGGTAGAAATGGCTCCGGTAAGTCGAGCATTATTAGGCTTATCTGTGGAGAAGCTATAAACTATACAGGTACTTTTCGAAAAGCAAGTCAGCTTAAAATTTCTTATGTATCACAGGATACTTCTTATCTGCAGGGCAACTTAACCGACTACGCTATAGCTAACGGTATCGATGAAAGTATTTTTAAAGCAATTTTGCGAAAATTGGATTTTTCAAGACTTCAGTTTGAAAAGGACATATCTGATTTTAGCGGTGGACAAAAGAAAAAGGTACTGCTTGCCAGGAGCCTTTGCGAGAAAGCGCATCTCCATATTTGGGATGAACCGCTTAATTTTATTGATGTTATTTCGCGAATGCAAATAGAAGAATTACTGCTTGAATACTTGCCAACTATGTTATTTGTCGAACATGACAGTGAATTTTGTAATAATATTGCAACAAAGATTGTTGAACTCTAACTTTGTTGTAAGAGACTTTATTCTGTGCTGTTTAGTCCGAACCAATGTATATGCCTTTCTCGTAATAAATGATAGCCAGTTATGTGTAATTTTACATCGCCGTCATTGGCAAAATTAAGCCGCTGATGACAAATGAAAATATAGTTGTTTTTTACCCATCCTATTTGTGAAATGGTGGTATCTTAGTGTCAGTACGGTCAGTTATTTGATTTGTAATATAATAAATAGTTGAGGTGAGTTATATGAATGAAATCAAAGCCATTCTGGATAAAGTTGTGGCTGTTTTATCAACCGTGCCGGGCATCCAAGCAATTGTACTTGGCGGTTCGCGCGCCAGAGGTACGCATTCCCTTTCTTCGGATATTGACATAGGCATCTATTACGATAGTCCGACGCTCGACATTGGTATCCTGAACAAGGCAACCCAAGCGGTCGATGATGAACACCGGGAAAATCTTATTGCGTCACCAGGAGGATGGGGCAATTGGGTTAACGGTGGCGGCTGGCTTATCATTGACGAATGTCCTGTGGATTTTATCTTACGTGATATAGCGAGAGTGGAAAAGGCTATCGAGGAAGGCCGGAACGGGGTTGTTTCCTCGCATTACCAACCAGGGCACCCCCATGCTTATATCAATGTCATGTATATGGGTGAATTAGCTATTAGTAAAGTATTATGGGAGAAGGGCAACAATGTATCTGCCATGAAGCTAATGTCTGAGCAGTATCCGGTCGAACTGCAAAAAGCGCTTATTCACTTATTTTCATTTGAAGCCGAATTTTCTCTATGGCTGGCGGAAAACAGTATCGATAAAGACGATATTTATTATGTGACCGCTCATATTGTACGGTCAATATCGGCTCTCAATCAGGTTCTATTTGCGTTGAATAAGGAATATTGTCTGAATGAAAAAAAAGCGGTTAAAATGATAGAGAAATTTGATATTCACCCTGCAGGCTACAAAAGTAAAATAGACGACATATTTGCAGCGGTTGGAACCGATAATAAAAATGCTTGCGCACAACTTAGGCGCTTGGTGAGCGGAGTAAAAGAGTATCTTACAGCAGAACAAACAGAGCACGTTACAGCAAGCCTTGATATTCTATCAAGTAGTAAAGATAAGATTTTGTGATATTACGCAAATGATGATGCAATTCAAACTATATAGAAGATATGGGGCTTCATCTAAAAGCCATAAATGCCAATATCCTTTGGGACATATAACCAAACCGCAAAAGGTTTTACACGGCATTTGGTTTCTCGCATCCGATGCAGCATCTTCAAAATACCCCGGGGTAAACCTTCTCGCGAATCTCCAATTTCGCGTATTTGTATCACCTTTCTATCAAATGGCACATTGAGTGTGTAGTTTGGCTGCAAAGAAAACACAACCCTTGAAGCCTTGTGTAGCAAGGATTCAAGGGTTGTGGGAAAAGATGGTATATGTTTCCCCGGACATGGTTAGAAAACATTAGGTTTTCAGACTTAGCGTTTTACGTATTAAAAACTATGAAAACCGACTTGGAAGGAGAGCCTATGAATCCTTGATTTATAAGGGTTTGTAGGCTATTTTCTCATATCGGCCCTGAATTTGCTTCTCCGCTATTGGGAAGGCCAGTTCAGGTTTTTTCCTTTTTGTCAATGGTCTGGATTTCCAGTTTCATTGGATGTCCTTCTAGGATGTACATTGAATTCATGATAATCGAATGAATATGAACTGCGTCTAGATGTAATTTGCAGGAAAATATGAATTAATGAAAAATCAGATTAGTAGGGAGATTGCTAGTGTGGAGGCAACTGATGTTCAATAACAATATATTTCGTTATCTAGAAACTATCGAGAGAATAAATAGATTCAGCCAAATGAGCTATTCATCTTCAGCTTATCAATATTTAAGCGGGCAATATGTAAAACAAGCCACAGAAATATTTCGAGCTTGGACCGAAAACGGTGTTTTTAGAATTACGGAAATGATGAACCAATTCCACAGAAATATAAATGAATTTGGGAATATTAATCAGCAATATTCTGCTATTATGGTCGAATTAGGATGGCCTCCTTATGGAGGACTATATATTCCAGAGATGAAGAAGATCATTAGAGCGTATAACCGATTTGGTCCAGAAGCAATACGAGAAAAGGTTGATCAATTATTCATTGAGAGATTTGATGCGGATGAAATTGAAAAGCTCTCAGGCGAGTGGGGAAAGAAAAAATGGCTTGCAAAACGTATGCCTATTATAAGACAAGCTGTTACTGCCCATAACGCAGGGAATTACTATCTTTCTGTACCAACCATTTTACCGCAGATTGAAGGTATTATTGTCGATGGATATTGTCATAATGGCAGAATGCCTGGAAAAATGCTGAAAGAATATTATAAGAAACTACTGGATGAGTCTTATCGATATTCATTTGATCAAAAAATACAAGAGTTTCTTTTTCATATCATTCTGGTTGACTTTGAACATGGCATAACACCTAAATCTTTCTTAAGTCGTCATGCAATTCTTCATGGTGGTGATACTGACTATGGTACCGTTACCAATTCCCTGAAATTAATACTGCTCTTTGATTATCTGCAGGGTAAGCTTGGTATTGTGACGCTGCCTTCCTCTCATTGCTATCATTTAGTGGGGTGTCCAGTAGTCCGGCGTTTCAAAAATAGAAATCCCCAATTGGAAATAAAACCATATGGAGAAACGTACGCAGTTGAGAAAAGGAATAAGCCATGTAAAATTTGTAAACCCAATATCGCTATGGGATAATGTTTGTCCGATATTAGGGAAGCTATAACTTTATAGTGATCATAGCTGCGCCTTCCGGAATTTCGTATTGGCGGGACGCTGTTTTAGGTTCTTCGACCAACTCTAGTTCTGCGGCAAGACGATAAATATGTTTGCACGGAAATTGGCGCTCATGAAAGTCCGGGCATGAACATGATTCGAGTGAAACTGAATACCCATTAATCCTGGCAAACTGATTTTCCTTCGAAAAGTCAGCAATATCGAATTCTTCTTCAAATGCTCTATGATATCGGGCTTTTTGACTCCAGACCTTGTGTACGCCAGGGTCCCATTTGCCCCAATCGTCGGTTGGTTCATATGCTCGCAGTAATACCATGCTCTCATCATATTCAGTTTCTGGCTTATAAAGTTCAATATACCCAAGATAGTTTGCAAGACTGTACATGTGCTTGCATGGCAACTTTCTTTTCACAAAATCATTACAGTTACACTTGCTTAAAGTTGTTGAATAGGGCTTTTTGCCGGAACCAGCAAAGGTACCCGTCTGTGTCTCCATATTAACTTCTAATGGTTGATGCTTAGCCTTGTTCGCGGAAATCTGTCTCTTTATTTGTTCGGGTTTGTTATGCAAATCTGTAGGCCACTGTGCCCAATGTTTAACTTTTACCAAAGTATCTATCCCGGTTATGCTCATCTTTACTCCCCTCTAACAATTAACATTTGTTGGTTGTTTTCTCCAGAATGATAATTTTTCCTTTTGCTTTATAAAACAACATTGTATATTTGAAATGGCAGTATGATCAGGCATAAGAAAAAGCTTGTTTAGTAAATAGATGGAGGATGAAGTATTATGAGTCGTGACAATTTTGACATGACTACAAAGGAAACGCTTGCTAAACGAGTCGGCTTTAGATGCTCCAACCCTAATTGTAGAAAATTAACTAGCGGTCCGCAGATAGATTCAGCAGGATCAATTAATATTGGCGTTGCGGCACATATTAGCGCTGCATCTTTAGGTGGTCCAAGATATGATTCTCAGCTAACCGCAGAAGAAAGAAAATCAATTGACAATGGCATATGGCTTTGCCAAAATTGTGCCAAACTGATTGATAATGATCCAGTACTATATTCCAGTGATATTTTGCTTGAATGGAAGCATCTCTCAGAAAAAGCTGCTCTGTTAGAAATACAAAATAATGGCGTGATTAATCTTGTAGATGATCGAGAAATAATTAAATTTTTTGCGCAATGTTTAGACCGTCCAGCGTTTCAAGATCCATTTGATCAAGAAGGGTCAATGGAGAATTTTGATAAAGCTATAGAAGATACTATCACTGCTATTAATACAGGGGCGCTAAGAGCAAGGGATGGGGGAGTACTTCAAAAATCAAAGGGGAAAGCCTATTTATCTAATCCATTATGGCGCAGGGAAATGGACGCCATTGGCGATTTACTACGCGCATTACGCGAAAGGTATGAACTAGCTGTAAGGACTAATGATATCCATCTGGGTTCGACAAGTGATGAACGACAATTTTACTGTATTAACGACAGGCAATTAGGTGCTTGGTTTGATTTGACGCGTGCTGAAATACTAAAAATATTTTCGGAAATATGCGGTGAAGCCGGGATTTCTAGTGAGTTTCAATTCCCACGGCATAGGCGATTTTGGCGGGATAGGTGATAGATTTATTAATGCCCCAATAGTAGCAGCCACAGCGGCTGGGGTCTCTACGTATTGACCTTTTTAAAGTTTATCCTGACTTCAAAATAGTGAATGACACATTGGAAATTAACCTGAAAAGATGAAGGAAAGATAGATATGCTTCTAGCGGTAGATAAAGCCTTTCTGCGAGAGTTTGTCAGCCTTCCATATATGGGGAAACCAGTTTCTGCCATAGGACTGTATCGCGCAGGATGTGAATGTGATGATACGGCGATGCTGGTACATAAACATGTTTTGCTATTGGATGAAGAGAAGGCAACAGAGAAAGCCAAAAAGGAAGGCGACTCTGCCAGAGTTCAAATTGTAGTCATTGCAAGATTATTAGCTGAATTTGTAGGTGGGTTAGAGGATTTAGGTGCATTATGCTTCGCGATAAAGCACAGAAATAAACAAAGTATCTTTAAACGGTATGTTCTGAGCGAGACAGAACACGGGCAATTCCATAGGTTTATAGTAGACTCCATTGATGAAGGCATACAGTTGTCAGAAATGATTAATATTCCTCACCTTGATGATCTGAAACAGCAATTTGCTCGCGACCCTAATAAATATAATGGCTTTGCTCAGTTGTATCAGCAATCGGCTATTCAAATCATTGAAGCAGCAAGAAGATATAAAAGCCTTGGAATTACTGCAATAGATGTTCCCAACCCTAAAGATTATGCTTACGTAATTTGCGATGCAATGGATACTTCAAAATCTCCAAAGTCAGAAACACGGGGCGTATTGGTACGAGCATACAATAAAATTAAACATCGGTTTTTAGTCTTTGAAGATAGAGAAAGCCTAATGCAGGAAATGAAACAACAAGAAATAGGTTTAGAAATAGGATGGTATATGCTATCTAGAAAACCTGAAGATGTTTGGAACCTCTATAAAATGACTATGGGTGTTTCACAATGCTTATTTACAATAGCCGGTTTGCTAATAATACTTGAAGATAACGGAGTGGATTTATAAAGTGAGAAGAGAAGTTGATGATTCTTGTATATTATCTGCTGAAAGCGAAAAGTTGGAGGAGAGGGCCTTATGAATTGCAGGGGCGAAAGACGTAGGCAACAAATTGTAAATAATTATTATGTTAAACCAATAGCTCATTTGAGATTGTTAAATGGACAAACAAAAAGAAGTGATGCCGAAGCAAATCTTAGTGATACGTATTATATTTTTGAGTGTAAGCTAAAATCTAATGTTAATAATATTGAAACTATTATCTGCGGGAGTGGGGCTGGAAAGCATTTTTTACAATTATTAAGTCAAGAAAGCCCAGCACTTTTTGACCCACTAAAGTCCCATGAAGTGGGAGGCAGTGGTGCAGGCGGGGGAGATACTATTGAGGACAAATGGAACAGTACAGCTAAACAATTATACAATGCAATTCAATGGTTAATTATTTGTTGGGATATTATACCTAGAGGGCCAATGATAGCAATTAAAGAAGAGGTGGTTAGGCTTCACAACCAGAAACCTACCTTTTCTCAAATTAAGGCAATAAATACGATACTATCCAAAGATCATCGAAAAAGAAAATTGACTGAGATGATTAATGAATTTAGTAAAACAAATGAAATCAAAAGATATGAATTTGATTTGTTAACTCAAGAGATAGAGGAGAAAGGGATTGACTCATATTTTTAATAAAAATAACGCCTGATCGGCGACTGATTTTGATTTAATGAAATTGAGTCGATCTACTATCTGACTTGGGAAAATAGTCCTTGATTGACGGAAATGGAGTGTGAAATATGGGGTTAGTCATTCATAGCTTAGAAATGTTATCTCCTCAAGCTGACCGTGAGTATTATGTTTATGTACTTGATTATGGTTGGGATGAGCCTTTGTGCAATATTATTAGGGACAACTTTTACAAATTATCAGCTTTAGCATGCAAGACTAAGTCTGCGGTTATCATAGGTACTGGGGAAGATATGGGACATTTTGATGACGAAGTACTGTCTTGGCATAGTATTAATGGAGAAGATGCAACGGACTTACTACCTGCTATTTTGATTACTAAAACAAATCCACATCAATTTAAGAATCGTTCCAGAAGAGCAAGGAGCTTAAGTGATAATAATGAACAGTTTAAATTTGTTTTGATTCCCTTGAGAAAATGTTGCAAGAGTACATCTGATGTAATGCCTTTAATAACTTCAATTTTTAAGGATATACAAAACAAAAAGGATTTAAACAGATTTCAAGTAACCCAAGAACAGAAGCAGGGATTGGGAAGAGCCATAGTAGATTCGATTATTTTGGAACCTAATTTCCACGGGATAGGTTTTAGTTTTAAGAAATTCAGAGAGTTTATGGGATAAGCCCTTACGTATAAGGCTAAGACGACTCCGGAAGTCGTACCTGCAAATGGTCGGCAACCAAAGAAATTTTGGTACTACTTTGAATATCCTAGTGATTGAAAATACCCAAGTAGGAAATAATGGATATAAAGAGAATACTATGTATAGAATCACATAGGAGGGTAACTATGGAATTCAAATTTACGACTTATGAGCCGAAAAAGAGAACTAGGGCTAAACAAGTTGAACCTTTGGCCGAAGTAAAAACCAATGGTCGCATAGTATTTAATAAACTTGCCGCATCTTTATTAGAGAGCAAACCTTATTGTATGCTGGCTTATGACAAAGAAAACAAAGCAATTGGGGTCTTACCTACTGAGGCCAAGGAACTAAATGCTTTTGCTATCCGGCATACTAACGGAGGAGCTTATATCGGGGCCAAGAAGTTTCTAACAGATACCGGCCTGTTGCCGAGCGCCAATGTTACAAAAACCCCCGTAAAAGCAGGACAATACATAGCTGTAAAACTATAG